GTCGCGCGAGGCCCCAGCTTGGGGGTCCTATCCCACCCGTGGGCACTGCTTAGGATTGTTTTTCGAACACCAGGACGACTCGCGTATTGCGTACACCATACACAGAGAACAACCAGTCGAACACCAGAACATCAATCAATACGATACTGCTAGTTTCGGTTCTGGAGGTTCCGTTGGTTCCGTGACCGGTCGCTACATCGCATAACCTACCTAACTGGTAGACCACTACAAAGTGTGACTGCCAATGCAGCGCTGCAAAACGAGTCGTGCAGTTTCGTTTCCGAACAAATACGAAACGACTGGTTTCGTATTTGGCACTCCGACCGGTCGGCAGTCACACACGGCCATGATCATCGGTTGGCACTCCGACCGAGGTCAGCGAGCGTGCATACGTCCGAACACGGCACATGGCTCTGTACGGCTGTGAGAGCAACGCTGCGGCGTCGTGGTGTCTTTTGGTACCTCACACATGCACCGTCGCCTGTTCGCTGTCATGCTGGTCATAGCGGCTTTATCGAACACAATCGAACAAACACCAGAAGTTGATCAAGAGCGATCGAACAAAAGGTAATGAACTGGTAAAATGATCATGCTTAACGTAATGTTTTGGCAAAGTCTTGGCAAAGTCATCGTCAAGTCGCTTCCCGAAAATCCCTGCAAGAGGGAGATTGAGAACGTGCACGGATGACAACCCGAAATCGGGCAGGCGAACTTGGTCCGTCGCACTCGCAGCCGAACTCAACTCAACAGAGACCCCTACCTACTTCCGGCGCATGCGTGCGGGAAGCGGTCGCATGCGTACATCAATCAATGCCTCTGCGATCGTTGGCCCGCTGCGCTCAAAGCGGCGCATGCGCTCACTGCCAAATCGGCAGAGCACAAAATCACGGAGGTAGAAATGCAGCTTCATGAATTCGTTGACGACGGTTCCGATCCCGGTAATTGCGCGAAATGCCACTTCTTTCACGCCAACCCGGAATACAAAACCGAATACGCAAAGGCATACGCAAATCTTGTTGCGGCCAAATCCGCGTATGACGAAAATCCCAACGTCAAGAATAAGGAAACTCTGCGCCTAGCGGATTACGCGCTAGGCGAAGTTGAGGAGTATTTCGCTAGCGATAGCGATTTGTAGAAAAAAGCGCGCGGCGTCTTGGACGTACGCAGCAAAGCAACCGCGCGCACAATGCCAAATCGGCAGAACAAAAAAATCGGAGGTAGGAAATGCAATACCCAATCGCACCAAGTCACGGAATTGGATGGCACGTGAATTCCGACCACATGATTTCACCGCCAAGTGATATCGACGGATTCGATGTGTGCGTATTCATCGCGGACAATCCGGAAGAGAATTCCTCCGGATTCGCAGTCACTTTCGTTCCGGATGCACCCGAGCAATTCCACATATGGGGTTGCCGCTTGGATTCCGAAGAGTGTTGGACGGCAAGTCACGAAAGCCGATCCGCAACTTACCTCGCGGCAATCGTCGCGATCGCTTCCTACGTTTCGGAAGTCAAGGTGTCACGATGAATGCGGAGAACGACCAAGACAGAACGTGGCGCATGCGGAACGAGCAAGCGGAACGCGTTTCCGCCGTCTCTGCGAAATACGGTCTCTATGGATTGCCGGAAGTCGTGAACGGGAAACCGGTCATAGCGGCAATTCGCCTGCCCGACAGAGAAGGATTGATAAAAGGGCAGCACGTAGTTATCTGCCGGGAAGTGCAGAGCGTTCCGCGAGTCGATACGGACTGCGGGGCCAATCACGCATACATCGTGTGGTACGTGTGGCCGAACACGAATCCCGAGCTATCCGCAGAATGGATAGCTCACCAAGGGAATTACGACATGACGCTTGACCGTGCGCTTGATGAGTTCAAGCGGCGCTGTTTCGTAGACAGCTAGACGGATAGGTAGCGTCGAATTCCGGAACTGCCGGAACTTACAGAATCTGGTGTTTCGGAATTCGGCGCGGTTTACCCGTCGGGTAGCCAAGATCAACAATCGGAGGTTAGGGAAAATGCCAAGATCCAACAACCGCGCGCCTCACAACGTCCGCACGACGCGGAAGCACTCCACGTATGAGCGCACACAGCTTGCACGGGCAAAGACCGTCAGCGAAGCTCTCAAGGCTGCGCTCGAACGGCCGACGATGTTCATTGACGAGCCGGACATGATTTTCGGCATGACCAAGACCGGCTCGTAATGGGACCGTTCTGCTCATGCACCCCGAAACGGCTTTGCGACGCGTGCAAGCAACGCGGTTACAAGAATTCGCTTGCCGGGTATGCGGAACGCATTTATCCGCAGCAGGTGACCGAAGCGGAAATACAGGAATACGAGAAGAGAATGGCAAATGTCTAAGCAGCAAAAGCAGCAAAAGCGTTGGCAGGTGCGTTGGGTCGCAATAGCGATCGCAACGCTCATAACGATCATCGCGACCGCTCGCTACGGAGGATAGATGAATCGCAAGATGACAAAGGGAATCGCGCATTACATCCGCGATCGGCGGATGTGCACGCGGAACAATGCGCTTCGCGAGACAGAGCGATTCGCGGTAATGCTCGCAGATCGTTTCAAGCAGGAGAACCGGTATTTCGATACAGACCGGTTCTATTCGGAATGCGGAATTCCGCAGGACACGATTAACGAGCTAGCGCACGAGTTCTATTCCCGGGGTTATTTCGATCCCAAGGAAGATTGGCAGTCACTCATCTAGGGAAACGGCACAACTGTGAGCGTCCGTGAAAATGAATTCACGGACGTTCACGGAGGATTCCGTTTCAATGATCGATTCGGAGACTCACAATCGGAGGTAGGGAAAAATGAAGGCAAGAAAACTGACGCTCGCGGAATTCACGAGCGCAGTCATTACCGTGAGCGAAGCTCGCTATTCGGGAAACGTCATCGTTCACCCTGACAGCCACGACACAACGGGCGGCAATTCGGCCGTCCGTTTGGCGGTTACCGACTCGCACGGTTCCGGCAGTCGCACGAGTGCGAGTTACCGTCACGGGCCTTATGCGTGTTGGCACGCACACCGCGACGTTTACCGCGAGGTATTCCGGCGATTCCCGGACGCGGTATTCACGGGCGGCCGGTATTGGAAGGTCACCTACGATGCCGCGACTTTCGAGAACGTGTTTCCCGAAACCCGTTACAAGAACATCGGCAGCGAAGTTTTCCACGTGATAATGCCGGAACTCTGCGAGTGTTTCGATTCGGAGATTTAAATGACCGATATTACGCAGTGTTCGTGCGGAATTCCCAACAGTGCCAATTGGCACACGCACGTGATACTCACCCGAATGGGCGAAACGACGTATTCCGATATCTACACGTGCGACGATCATTTCCCCGGATATCCCGACGGGTCAATGAGCATGCCGGAATTGCTTGGCATGTTCCAATTCGACAATCCGGGAATGTGGTATGTGCTCGAATTCGAGAGCACACATTTGCGGTAGCCTGAAAATGAGCGCCAATCACTCACCACAATTGGCGCTCGTTTCCTAGCTATGGGCAATTGCTAGGACCCAACACAACGGAGGTAGGGAACATGACGAGCACCACAACTACAGGCACCAAGCCACGCGCGGCTGTGACGTCCCCTAGGACGTCCAAGACCACATCCCCTAACACGGGTAAGGGTCGGGCCGCGAGCACGCGGCAGCGTGGACCTGACAGCCGTACGGAAGCAGGCAAGCCAACTGCGGCCAAGACTGCCAAGACAGCCGAGACAGCCGAGCCGGTCGAGAAGGCAAACGCCAACTCAGATAACTTCGGCGCGACGGTTCTAGACGAGACACTCGCATTCCTTGAGCGTTTCGTGCTTTTCCCGTCAAAGGAAAGTGCAGTGATCGCCGCTATATGGTGTGCGCTTTCTCACGGTCTCGCGGCGTCAACGATTGCGCCACGGCTTTATGCGCAGTCCGGCGAACCGGGATCGGGTAAGACTCACCTGCTCGAAATGCTGTCACTTCTCTGCGCGAATTCGCGCTTGGAACTAGACCCGACCGGCCCGACCGTTGCAACGGTGATCGCGCTCGAACAGCCAACGATGTTCATTGACGAGACGGACACGATTTTCGGCAAGTCGGGAAGCAACGCCGCGAAAGTGCAGCTTCGGTCGATTCTCAATTCCGGCTACAAGCGCGGCGCAATGCTTACCCGGAAGTCGGGTAAGTCGTACGAGTCGATTCCGGTATTCGCGATGATCGCCTTTGGCGGTCTTGGGCAGTTGCCGGATACGCTCATGTCCCGTTCATTTGTCATCCGCATGCGGAAGCGCCGCGAAACCGACCGGAAGATAGATGCTTTCCGGCCGCGCATGCATGAGGCGATCGGGAAAGCGACCGGTGCGGCACTCGGAGAATGGATCAAGACGCAGCTTGTTGTCTTGGTCAACGCGTGGCCCGATATTCCCGAAGGGATCACCAACCGCGCGGAAGAGATCGCAATGCCGATGCTCGCTATTGCCGATGCGGCAGGCGGTCATTGGCCGGCCGATGCACGCGCGGCAGTCCGGAAGCTCTTGCTTGACGAGCAGGACGTTGCCGGGCCGACTCCGGTAGAGACATTGCTCGCGGACATCCGCGCAATGTGGCCCGAAGATGGGCGCACGCGGCTTAGCACGCAGGAACTCACGTTCCTGCTGTTCCAAGTCGAGTCATCGCCGTGGCGCATGATCTGGGACCCCGTGAGCGCGTCTCGCGAGCTTTCCAACCTGCTAGCCGGAAAGCACATCGCGCCGCGAAAGGTCGATCTCGGTGGAGGCAAGAAATTGCAGGGATACCGCAAGGAAGACTTCGCTCTTGCTTGGGCATCAATGGATGCGAAAGCGGAAGCCGATAGTTCCGGAGGTTCCGGCAGTTCCGAGCAAAACGAAGATGGGTCGTACACAACGGAGCCGGACATCATGCCGGACGATGACGAGTAACAGCGGCAGCACCTAGGCAACCGTCAAGCCTAGCCGCGTACGTCTCTCACCAAGCCTGTGAGAGACGTACACGGCTAAGTGTGACGGAACCAACCGCACACGAAACCGATCAACCGGAGGTAGGGGAAATGACGGCACGTCAAATGATCGCCAACTGGATTGTGTGGACTTCCGCAGCGCTGACCGTGATCGCGGTTGCTTTCGCTTGCGGCTACCTCGCACACAAGTGCCCGCGCAGCGATGAGAGCAACGCTAACAAGATCGTTGCGGCAAGCCACACAACCACCCGGACGAACCTCTGTTCGTGCGCTAGGCGCAAGCTCGGCGCGCTCGCGGCGGTCGCTGTCGAAACCGGGCTAGGCACTGTGAGCGCAAGCGGCGATCTGTCGCTGAACGATCACGCACACATCGCGGTGCTGCCGGACGGCAACCCGCACGTGTGGGCGAGGCAGTTGCGCAGAGGTCACCTCACAGAGCTAGCCCGTGCTGCGGCAGCGATTCACAACCGGGCAAGTGATCATGACTTTGCCCAAGCACTGTACGCAACGGGCATGGCGCTAGCTCGCGGCAACTGCCGCGCGTAAACGGAACGGGCAGTTTCTATATCCCGACTGGTGACGGTGCGTGACCAAGGCGCGCGAGCGCTCTGGTCACAATCCGTGAACAGCCGGTATACCAGACCGGGTAGGTAGGGAATCCGCGAGACCAGAGTCGATACTTCCGACCGGATCAGTAGGAAATGGGAATGTCCAGTATGTCCGTTTCGTCCGGTTTGTCGGTTTTGCCCCGGTTCGTCCCAGCCCCCGACCCAGCCCAGCCCGGCCCCAGCCCGGCCGTTTAAGACAATAGGCCAGAAGCCAGCGCTAGCGCTAGCCAACCCGAGCTATCTTAGCCCAAGCCCGAGCCATAGTCTATGATCCCACTCATCGTCTATAACCTGGATCATCGGCTATATCCTGAATCATCGGCTATGACTTGGGTCAATACAGAGCCTCATCGGCTATACAGAGTCTCATCGGCTATAGCCCTAATAGAGTCTCATCGGCTATGACTTGGCTCATCGGCTATAATCTGGGCTCCGTAAGCGCTAAGCGCTAGCGCTAGCGCTTATGTGAGACCCAGTTCAGTAGGACCCCAGGGCAATCGAAACAAGACCCCCTGAAAAAGCATGCTTACCAGTATAACGCTAGCGCTATGTGAGACCCAGTTTGAGCATATCTAAGATTGCTTCGGTAAACACAAACAGAACCAGGAGGGTTACCCTCCGGTATCAGGTGGCGGCGTTGCACCGCGATTGCGCATGAGCCGGTCACCGACCCACTCACCGCGCACGAGCCCGTGCACCGCACCGCAGCAGGTACAGGTGATCCATCCGCAGTGTGGTGAGTTGCAATGTATATCCAGAGCCTTCTCGCCGCAGCGGAAGCACTCCACAGGAGCCGCGTTCCGTATGTCCACGCAAGAATCATCCTCCCACCAGGCAGGTTCCGCAAGTTCCGTTAGTTCCGGGCATAGCGAGAGCCCTGCACTCCCCAAGAATGCAGGGCTCGCACCAGGCAACGCCACGGTTGCCGTAGGGATCGGCTCGGCTAGCCGCCGTACCTGACCACTCCCAGCTTGGCCGTGAACGTCCCGCCCGACAGCGATGCGAGAACACCCTTGATATACCGCACCGGTCCTGTGGTCGAGAACGAGATCTTGGTGGTTCCGGTCGCCACTAGCGCTGACCCCAGGGACGCATATCCTGAGTTGTCGTCCGAGCCGGTAAGCGTGAGTGAGAACGTCGGTGATCCCGTCGTTTCGATCTCGATCGACACGTCGTCTTCTGGCTTCCCGAGATCTACCACGACCGTGCCGTTAGCCGCAGCAGCGCTGAACATCGGATAGACACCAGTGTTGTTGACGAAATCCGGATCGGTTGGCGTGTTCGGCATGAGATCCCTTTCTGTCAGACCAGCGTGTAGCCGACCGCGACGTCCGCACCTTGCGCGTAACGCGAGATCGACAGAGCTTCCGCGTCTGTCGCGGTGAACTTGAGCGTGGTCACGACGGACGCGCCGAGCACGTACGACTCGGCGCCAGTCGCTTCCTTGCCGACGATCTGGTTCCAGCCGCCCGCAGCCGACCGGACGGCGATGCGCAGCGCGGGCGCGTTCGCTGCCGCGCCGCAGTCGTTGACGAACATCACCGACTTGTGCGAGCCTGGCGCGAAAGCGATCTCGGTCTGCACGTTCACGCCGTTGTTGAGTTGCCCCATCGTGTCCTCCTCGTCAGAAGTGGCAACTGGAGTCGCCACCGTAGTTGCGCCAGGGAATTTCCACTGGCCGTAATCGGCAGCGAGCGCCGAGTCGAGATCCCACTGCACTCCGAGCGTGGTTCCCGATGAAACGAACTGGTCCATCTCGGCACCGGCATCCCACCGGCCACCAGACCACGCTGCCGTCTGCCACTGGTACTTGCAGACAGCCGCGACCTCTTCCACGGACGCGAGACCGCCGTACACTCCAGTTGCGCCTTTGCCGAGCACCTGCACCGCGCCAGCGATGTACGCCTTGACGGTGGCAAGCTGTGAACCAGTGGCGTCAAAGTCAACCGCGAAGTAGACCGGTGCGCCAGCGCCAGCAGGCGCATGCAGCCCACGGAGGTACGACCGTGCGTACGTCGCGTCGAGCACGCCTGCCGAGCCACCGGCCAGCGCTCGCTGAGCCGCGTCCTCGAACACGGTCACGATGCCGAGACCCACCTTGCGGTACGCGGCGATCTCAGCAGCCGTGATGTTCTTGGAGCCGTCGTGCGAGATGTACCGCACCACGAACCTGAACCCGGAAGCAGCGAGAGCTTTCGCTAGCGTGAGCGCATCCGGTCCAGACGGTCGCCACGCGAAGTCACATCCCTTGAGTGCCATAACCCTGTTTCCTCACTTTCCCTCAGTCATTCTCTCGGTGCCTGCCGATGCCGACAGAGCTACCCTTAGCCGCTCCTGGTGTTCACGGTGCTTCCGGAGAATGTGGCCCTTCTGCGGCTTTCCCTCCGGGTGATGATGGAAGCACGAGAGCGTTCCCTTGTCGTCTACGTGCACCCGGCCGATCCTCCAGCATCCTGGCTCGTGACAGTTGTGCCGCCGTGCAGTAACCGCAAGAACGCCTGCGACCCCACTCAGACCCAGAAACGACCACGGCCATACCGACCCGAATCCGCTCCAGTATCCGTAGTACGGCCCGGTCCCCGAATTGCACGATCCTTCTACCGGGCAGGTTCCGGTATGTATTGCGAGCCAATGCTGCCCTCCGAGATACCACCAGTAGGAAACCCCGAAACACAGAAGCGGGAATGCAGTAAACAGGATGCGCCATCGCCACTTATTACGCCTAGTCATCGGGGTAAGCATTCCTTTGCGAAGCCGGTACGTATCCAGAAGGGATTCCCGGGTGACCTTCCGGTTTCCGCTTCCGCTGCGCCGCCATTCTACGCCGGATCTCGCCTTCGGCCGCGCCGCCCTCGCCCGAGCTTTTTACCTTGTGGTGACCATGACACAGAGACTGGAGATTCCATAGCTCGTCCGGTCCCCGACGGTCGCAATGGTCTACATCTCGCGCCTCTAGCCCGCAGTACCCGACGCCGGGCACCGGCCAGACACAACGGTGCCCGTCCAGTTCCAGGCGTTCCCTCCGCAGTTCCGGCCAGTTGGCAGGTAGCGGACGAACCCTCCAGGAACCCGGACGGGCACCGTAGCTCACAGCGGTTTAGGCGTCGGCGTGGATCGCACCGCAGACCGTCACCGTCACGTGACCACCGGAAGCGCCGAGCGCTGACAGGATGTCCCCCGCGTTGAGCAGGAAACCTCCCTGCGGGCACACCTCCAGAACTCCGGTGGCCGGAACGTTGGTCGCGTTGCCGATCACCAGAGCCAGGGTCAGCGCGTTGGCGGCGGCAGCCGCAGCGGCGGCCTTTCGGATGTGCACGGTGATCGCGCCGCCGGTTGCGTCACCGGCTAGCCGGATCGACGTGATCTTGGTCGGAACGGTTGGGGAGACCAGAGCCGTCTCAGAGGCGACAGGCGCGGACTGAGCCAGAACCTCCGACGCAATGTCACTGTTAGCCATGTATTTCCTTTCCAGAACGGTTATTACGAAACTGCATGCACTTGCGGATGTTCCGGGTCAGGAACCCATGAGGTAGTACGTCAGGCCGGAAGAGGCCGACGCGGTGACCTGGACCTCGTCGCCGGAAAGAAGCTCGATTTCCGGGTCGCGGTGGTCCATCAGGAAACCGAGACCGCCAGCCGGAACCGAGAACAGCAGATCTCCGACCGTTTCCTCGCCGGTACCCGTCAGCGAGTTGGTGTTGGCCTTGCGGGTGACCTGCACCGAGCAGGTAATCGCAGCGCCAGACGAGTTGTACAGGATCACGCCAGTCAGGACGGTACCCACGTCCGACGCGGTGAACTCGGCCGCGGCCGAGCTTGGAGCGGTCCCGGTTGCCAGCAGTGCGCTGGTGCGATCGGTTCCGGAAGTCATTTTGCCTCTTCTCTTTGTGGTTAAACGAAAACGGCCGCAGCCGCCAGAGCTAGCGGCTTACGGCTCGAAGATCGTGCACTTGAGGGTGGTCGCGCTGGTCTTGAACGACGCCACCCTGCCGAACGTGGCCACGTCCCGGCGCCCTATCCACTTGATCGCGGACGCTGCCAGAGAGAATGTCTCGCCGGTCACGGCGAGGTTCTCGGGGCCGACAGTCGTGTCCTCCGGGAAGAACTCGACCGTCGCGGTCGATCCGCCAGTGTTGTTGAACCGGAAGAACGTCACACCGGAGTTGGTGAACGAGTTTCCGTTGGTCGCGTCGGTAACGGCGTCGGTCGGGTCAGTGAGCGGGGTGTCGCTCAACTGGTTCGACGCCATAGGCGTCGGTGCAGTCATAGGCGTTTGCCTCCAGATTGAGGGGCAGATTCGCCCCGTGACGTTGCGCTCGCGATCCTACCGCACGTCGGCTGCGGTGACTACCTGCGCGAGGTAATCCCAATCTGCCTCTGGATGAACTGGACGCCCTTCCGCGTCCCGTTCCCACGGGTCTATTACTGCCCTCTCCCCGGCAAGTACGTCGTACATCTCCCTAGCCATCTCGTCTAGGGCAGAGTAGGTGCGATCCAAGCGCTCGTCACGCGCGATGGCCACCGACGAATCCTCGCCTAGCAGGTCGTACAGCGCCATGAGATCCGTATCCGTGAAATACGTGTGATCGCCAGAACTGGCTTCCGCTTCAGCCTCCGCAGTGACCTCGTACGGGTCCGGGGTCTGCATGTCGATGAGATCCTCAGAGATCACCGGGTAAGTCAGCGACTTGCGCGCATGTTCCGCGTGATCGGCCATTACCCTGGTCATTGTGTCTTCCAGAGAATGGTTTCCGTCCGTTCCGGCATATTCGGTGATCGCGGCGAATGTTCCAGTATCGGCACCGCCGTCATCTATCTCGTCCGCGTACGCGTCGAACTCTTCGGTACCGTAACCTACTGGTACATCTATCACAGTCCCGAAGTTGTCCCGAACGCGATACGGCGGGATCGGTTGTAGCGCATCAGAGACTGGTTCGAGCGCCGTCTCCTCGGAACGTAGTGCTCGATGTGATCCATCGGCGGACGGCTGCGCCGGATCGCGACTATCGCTGACTCTTCTGCCCAGCGCGGCGATCCTGGCTTTAGCGCTCGCGCTCCCCGTGTCGCCGCGATGCCGTCCATGAACCCTCCCTAGCTCGTTCACTCCATTTTCCAGAACCGCGTCGAACCCTGCGGTTATTTCTGCCTCGCCCATTCCAGTAAAGGCTGTATCGCCCCACTTCTCGTTATGCCGCATCCTCCAGAATCCGTATACGGAGAGGACTGCTAGCGCCAGCAGCAGAACGCCGCCGATAACCATTAGCTTGCCTGCGAGGTCCATCAGTGCCCATCCCTTCAGTTTCTCGCTTACGTAACCTAATCGTAACACGCCGACGACGTGACTACGTGAATACGGATAAACGCAAATTAGCGGCTCGGTACGTATAGCTCTTACGTAATCACCCCTTTTACTGGCACATAAGACTGGTGTATTGTATGTGTATCTCGCACATACGTAATATATATAATGTATCCGTATTCACGTATTCAAATATATATATTCGCAGGTCAGAGGCCATTTCCTGGTGAATACACATCTAGTTTTATGCCGTAACGCATCCGTATTGTCGTTCTGCCCGATTTTGTCGACTGGTCTGGACTATCAATAGATTTGGGCTTTGTGCTGGTCTCGGTGCGCTCGTTGACTTCACGTCCAAATACAACAGCGTTCTGCGGATCACCGTGCTTTCCAGCCTCATCCCACCAGTTACGATACTCCCGGTATAGCTCTGCAACCTCAACCGAGAAGCCTTCCCCGAGTGTGCACATCTCCTGAATAAACTGGTCTACTGGCGACATTGAGTCGTGGATTTCGGCTGTTATATTGCGCACGTCGTACGGTGCACCCTCTAGTCCGAGCTTCGCGTATAGTTCCCACCCGTGCACGAGCCACGCGAGCACCGCACGGTAGTAATCGGGTGTGATCTTGCGCACGAGGTAGATATCGTCAGCCGCGCGTTCTATCTGCGTCACGAACGGAATTCCGGTGACACGGCGCTTTACCGCACGGTCAGCATGCTTGATCTCGGGCCACTCATTGGTGCACAGCACGGGAGTAAATGCTGGTATGCGTTCTGCGTACTCATTGCTGCGCATCCCGCGCGCCTCAATACGTCCTCCCGACGTCATAGCCTTGATCACGTCGGCGTGCAGATTCCACTCGGAACTGCCCTCTTCGGCTACTATGAGCCGCCTAGGCATGGCCTTGAGGATGTCGGGGCGCGGCGCGTCATCGCGCTTGGTGCGGAACATCGAAAGCTGGAATGGCCCGGACAGTTCGGCACCAAGCGCATTCATGATGATGTTGGTAAACGTGGTCTTGCCGGTGGACGTCGGCCCGGTGATAAAGAACAGCATCCGGTCGGGATTTCCGCCGAGCATGCAGTATCCCATCACACGCTGGAGATATTCCCGGTTCTCGCGCTTCGGCATCACGTCCTCTAGAAAGATATCCCAGTTAACATTCGTAGCGTCCGGATCGTAGTCGTGCGGTACCGCCAGCCTGCACATATCGCTACTGCGGTGCTCGCGGAACACTGCACCCCGGTCGCCCATCACGAGCGTGCCGTTCTTGAACGTCAGAACATCAGGATTGGCATCCATCTTCCCGATAGACACGGACATGCCCGTGATCTTGGCCGCGAGCCCGAGCGTTTCCCGGATCTTGGACGCGTTGAGCCCGTTCACCGCGAACGAGTGCATGGCCTGCTGTGCTTTTTCATCAGTAATGCAGTCTGCCGACTTATGGAACTCCGCCGCCAGTTGGCGAAGCGCCCGCAGTGCCGCATCCTCATCGGCCGACCAGACTCCCCGCTTAGCGTCCCAGTGTATCCACTGCTGCGTTTCCCGGACGTACAGCAGGCGTCCTTTGTTCAGCGCCGAGAACACGCGTGCGCGGGTATCATCAGCGCGATCTAGCTCATGCAGTGCTACGACGTACTCTGGACCCACCTTAAGTTTCGCCAGCACACCCTTTAGCCACGGTATCCGGTCGGCACCGCGCCCGGTAGTCGGGTCACACGTGCATGTGAGCAGGATTCCCCCGGATTTCCCCTCGGTAATCGAGAAGCTGGGGTTGTTGTCCTCGTGCGTGCCGAGCGGACACGAAATGTGCACCTTCCCGGAAACGATCTCCGCCGTAGCGTCTGGCCGCACGGCCCTGACCGCCCGCACGAGCGCCGCCACCCTTGGTGAGACCCCTTCGGCACCCGTGGTGTCCGTCGCCTCCCACGCAGCGCGTGAGCGCGTTCCGGACCCTCCCACTCCCACTCCTGCCTCAGAGCCCGAACCCGGCACGACATCGGGAAACGCTGCGTCGGTGTCGGGAAGCTGGGACTTGAGATCCTCGTACTCGACTGTCTCACACTGGCGCAGAGAACCGCCTTGCGCGAACAGGTCGCTCAAGTCGTTGACCCCGAACCACGGGGAGTCTGCCTCGTCCTCGGTTTGCAGCCATTCACCGGGGAGAGCCCGGATGACGATCCTGGATACCCCTAGGTTCTCCAGTTCGTCATACCGGGCAAGGACGTTGCGGATGCCGGTCAGATCCCGGTCGTAGTAGAGGCGGAACTCGCATTCTGCTCCTACCAGCAACAGTCGTTGACCTTCCGTCAGGGTTGAGGTGCGAGCCTCTCCCTGATGCACGGTGGTCGCGACGACATTGCCCCCGAGCTTGTCTGCATACCGCTGCGCGCAGTCTGCGTCCTTCTCCCCAGCGCACCAGAGTACGAGCCCGTGTGGATCACCTAGGACGGGCACGAGGTCTGGCATGTTCCACATGAGGTTGTCGGCAGCGGCGGGAATCTTGTGGCACCACCCTCCAGCAGCTAGCTTAGACCCTTCATGCTCCGGACAGAATGGCGTTGTCCGGTCTTCCTTCGGCACCTTGTGGCGATATGCCCACCGGTTCTCCGCGAACTTGGCGTGCACGAAAACCAGGTGGCCTTCTGCATCCGTCCACTTGTGTTCGCGCGGCTTGAACCCAGAACGTACGGAACCTCCGGAACTAACCGGAGATTGCCCCCGATCGGTTGCGTGAGCCGAGCTTTCCGGTGTACTATCGTTCACGTTATCTACCTCCGATTGATGACGCCGGAAGGCCCGCGATAAACTGGTTGCCCAGCCAGCGCGGGCCTTTCGTGTCTCTCGGCCTAATCCGTACTGTTTCCCTCATCGCGCGGGTTCGCCCCACGCGAGGTCTCGCATGCTTTCCTTCTCTGAGCATCTCCGCAGCAGGGTCACGGCGTGGCGGAGCGCATCCCTCGCGTGCTCCGAGCCGGGCACGTACAGTCCCCACCGGTCTAGTCTCTGATCTGTCACAATGCGCTTGGCGGTCGCTGGCTGCTGAAAAAACAACTGGTGCAGTCCCGAATCGGCATCCCACGCACGCAGGTCGGATTTGATCTTCTCAATCATGCGTACTGGGCTGAGCAGGGAAGCGTCCATAGAGAATTTGCGCAGCACGAATGACTCGACCACAACAGGTATTTTCCAGTGGGACGTATCCGCGAACGCAGCGACAAGGCCGGATATCGACGCGGCCTGAGCCTCTTCTGGACCGGTGAACTGCTCGTAGCGGTGCACCTTTATTCCCGCGTACGGATCGCCGTCGTACATCGTCCCCCACGGCACAGAGACAACCACGAGCCCTGTCGTGCCGCCGGGGTCTACCCCGATGACGGGCAGGTCTATCGGGCTGTACGGTGGCAGTGCGAGCCGTGAGGCTGCCGTACCGCGTGTGCTGCCCCGCCTAGCCACAGTTGGCCGCGACAGAGCGCGCGATCAGGTCCACGTGCATGGCCATCGCGTAGAAGTACATCTTGATATAGAGAACCAGCCACGGCGCAAACCACAGCCGCATTATCCGTGCGATCGATTCCCACCCCGCGCCGATTGCGATAAGTGCAATCCTGAACTCTTGCAGTCCAATTCCCGTTCCCGTTCCCATTAATACCAGCCTCCCCTTTACGGATGCGGCGGATGAAGATGAAGATGACAGAGGACGCCCGCGTTGCAGGCCACGGGCGTCCTCGCCTTGCGATACTAGCACGTCAAGCGCGGTTACATTCCGCTCGGGTCCGGCCGTCCGAAACCGTTCTGCGAGGGAGGGTAGGTACCGGCAATGCGCCGTTCGCGACCAAGAGTAAACTGGTCCTCCGGACGGCGAGGATCACGGCGCGGCAGCACTTGCCGGGGCGCGACGATGCGTTCCGGAAGTTCCGGAGGTACCGAGTACGGACGCGGACGCTGTGGACGCTGCCGTGGCGGACGGGCACCGTTCACCGTAACAGTTCGCGGCTGGGCAAGCTCGGTAGGAATGATCATGCAGCTTTCGGTGTGCGCGTGTCCCGGCTCGTCGGCCGACAGGCAGGTCATGCCATCGCCGGGGTCAGCGATCTGTGCTGGAGCGTAGAGCGCCGGAACATTCTCGGGCCGTCCCCGGATCTGCCCGAGTGTCCACGAGCCACGTACCGTCTGGTCTCTGACCGCACGGCACTTTCCGCAGAACCACAGCACGGTCGTGATGATCACCGTGTCTTGTGTCCTCTGATCGGTGAGCACGCCGGGCTGAACTCCCACGGCGATCCGGAACTTGTCGCGGCATCCGCACAAAGGCTGCATATCCTAGTCCTCCCTTTCCTGCTCGTCCAAATCTGAACCTTCTGGAATATCGTCACCCTCGGCCATCCATTCCATCCATTCCTGGAGCTTTACGCCTTTCTCGCCCTCGTACGGGCCACCGAACCCGAATAGCGCGCGGATCTGCTCGGTATTCAGGAATTGCGCCTCGTCAAACGTGAGGGTGACGGATGCTGGAACTTCACCGAATCCGGCTTTGCGCACGTGCTCGGTCAAGGCCGGGGCCGACATCTCGTGTGCCTGGAATATAATTCCCCACTTATGCGGGCTGGCTAGTGCCTCGTCTATCTGCTCACGGGTCCACGTCTGTCCCGGACGGCCACCGCCGAGTATCGCGTAGCACCACTCCTCTATTTCCCACTCCCGGTCTTCTGCCGTCGCGTAACTGGCTTCCGGACGGTATATAGCATGACCGCAGGGACTGGTCTCCTGCGTGAGCACGTAGTAATCGCTATTGTCCGATAGGGAACTAGGAAATCTATGGTCAGCGAGCGCCGAAAACGGGTTGGCAACCCTAATGGGAACGAGCAGGTTGTCAGGCCATCCCCCACCCTTCCGGGGGAATTCCACGCGGTTGAGTATCTGGAGATGACATTTGCCGCCGAGACACACCGCGTTAGCGGGTGCCCCAACGGCAAAGGGGTCATCCCCGCCAAACATCGCTGTCATATCGAGAGCGGGGTTTTCGTCGTTCTCTGGGTCAATCACAGTGTCGTTACCCTACTCCCCGACGCCGCAATACTGCGCGAGCGCGTGTGATGTTTCTGCCTGGTACGTCTTGACCATCGAGTTCATGTCGTGCACGTCCCCGGCCTGCGCCGCGAGATCCGCGTTGGCGAATTCGATCTTGAGCACGGCAACCTCGCTAGCGAAGTTGGCACCCGGAGCCTCATCGCCAACCGCCGAGAGCTTACGCGCGAGCACGGGACCGTCTGCCTGCACCGCACGCTGTGACACCACGGTCTCATCGGTGATCTCGGCAGCGTTCTGGAGTCCGTTGCACGCGCGGACATGAGCGGGCGAGCCGGTGTTTTCTGTGGCTGCCTTCGCCACCTTTGGCGATGCCCCGGTTGCCGTAGGGGTGCCGAACGCGTTGTTCGCCGCACCGCAGCCGGACAGTGCGAGCGCGACCAGGAACACGCAGAGGCCGACGATAAGCAGCAGCAACGCCAAGCTGCCGCGAGGGGTCCGGTGCTGCACGCTGACATTCAGGGTGCTGTGGGATGGCCGCCACGCGAGCGCAGTCTCTACCGGCAGGTCCCGCCGCTCCCGGTGCAGTCTCCTGAGAGCCGCATCAACCTCCGCTTGCGGAGGGATCGGGAACTCACGGGCGAGCATCTCATCGGTGATACGGGGGATATTCCTGGTCGTGTACGGGTCGTCGTTCTGCATGTCACTACCTCCCTGTTCAATTACGTGCCCAGTTAATCGGTACGCCGGGCCGGTGTTCCACAGCTTCCGCTTCACCGGCCCGGCGCGTCCGATCCTACACGCTCCGTTTACCCTTGCGGAAGAGGGTTCCGGAGGTTCTGGATGTTCTGGTCTAGACGCACGCCTTCACGCCGGACGCGAAGTAGCTGTACAGCCACTTGCCGGTCGTTCCGTTCGAGTACCCCAGTCGCAGTCCCTTCGGGAACGAGCCGCCGCGATGCGTGACGAACGACACGGAGCCGTTTGCCCCAACTGTCAGCGAATGGCCGATGCCGAGATACTTGCCGCTGTTGAGCCGGGTTGACGCGTAGAAGGTCACGTTGCGGTCACCCGCAGTGTCGGTGACAGTCCAGTGACGATTGGCGTAGTTGCCGCACACGTCCACGGCCGAGAGCTTGTTCGTCACCGGAGCCGGGGCACACTGGCTAACTCCGGTGATATCGCCGCTCGTGGCCTGCGAGCCGTTGTAGGCGTCAGTCCACTGCTGGCAGTCGGCCGCGTCACTGTAGTGCCACGCCCATGTGGTGAGGTCCGGACCCGCGCCGAAAGTGACGTCGGAGCCAAAGAACTGCTCAACCCAGTCTGTCGTGCTTACGCCGCCGCCACCGGTCCACTTCGCGGGCATGTCGGCCGCATCGGGGGTGTTTGAACTGGCATCGAACGTCACGGAAGCGGTACCCGAGATCGCAGCTTGCGGACTGCCCGTAATCGGGATGGCCTGCGCCCCCGGGGAGATGGCCCCGGTCACGGCATATGCGGTTCCGGTGTCCGAGATCGTGCCCGTGTAGCTGTAGCACGACGTTGCCGTAGCGCCGCAGTCGGTCAGGGTGGCGTCAGCTTCCACGAGAGTAACGGCAGCCGTGCGCGTCATCGAGTCGTTAGCCCAGTTATCTCCGCTGTAGCCGGAATCCGGCCGGGCATGCAGTGCGGTTGACGCGCTGACGGTGGTAGCTGCGTTTGCGGCCCCGGCGACTGCCAGAGAGACAGCCCCGAAACCAGAGATCGCCGTAACGGCAGACAGCACCGCAACGACGACCTTCCTGCTGATGAAACCGTGCATGTTCCCTCTTCCTGTTCCTAGACGATAGACACAAAAGCCTCGCAGGCCCGGACCCGTTGCTATCCGCCGACTGCTACGCGATCCTGGGTTTTAGACCTGTCCGGGAAGACAAGGTACCAGCCCGACTCACAAGAGCGGCGGCCTCGGTCACGCGATATCCGGGCCTGCGAGGTGTTCCGAAGGTACTCCCCTATCTCCCTTCACACAACCCTTTCGGGAAAGGTTCCGGAAGTTCTGGGAGTTCCGGTTAGTGCTGTTAGCCGTTCATCGTCCACTTGCCGTCGGTGGGGTAGTTGACCCCCGGACTTGAGACGACTTCCAGGAACTTGTTGGACGAGTCCCAGACGATGCCCCACGCCTTCCCGTTGCTCTCGGTTGTGGTAGCACCCTTGCTGATGATCACACCGAACGTGCCGTTGGTCGGCGCGTTGCTGAAATCCTCGTCCGTGTTGCCGTCGCCGCCGGTACAGGTCAGTTCGATCACGAACCCGGAACCCGGCTCCTCCGGAGATGCCCAGTCCAGGCACAGCTTGGAGAAGTTGTCCTGAATGTGCCAGCAGGTACCGCCGTTGCAGTTGTTGTCACCCTCGTTGATCAGGGTGTACGTCTGCGGCGTGCCGGTGGTGAATGCTGTCACGCAGCGGGCGTCTCCGCCACCAGTGCAGGAGTTGGACGTGCCCTGAACGCTCTCGGCTGCCAGCCCGACAATCGTGTAGCTGGTGGAAGCCGATGCGGGTCCGGCGACTGCCACCGCAGCACCGATACCGGCAAGCGGCACGATGAACGCGGCGGCAATGACGGCCAGCCTTCGCCTAATTCTCAGCATGTAATTCCTTTCTGTTTGCCGGTCCTCGTGACCGGACGCTTGGCGATCCGACCCTAGATCCTATTACTCCGGAGTGCTGCTTGCTGCCGGATGCGAAACAGGCGAGGTGGAGACGGGTGGCGAGGAAATCGGCGCACCGGCCACCGCACCGGCAGCCGCGTTGACTTCCGCGAGCTTGGCACGCACGAGCGCATCCTTGGCCTCCAGGAGCCTGTGCAGGCCGGTGGTGAGCATCGGCGAGTCCTTGATCTCGATGATCATGTGCTCGGCCAGGTCGTGCATGTCGGTGGCGATCTCGCGCAGCGGAGACGGCAGGTGCGCCGACTCAAAGAACTGGGCGACGTGCACGACGGCCGGGTTACGGCCCTCAAGAGTTGACTTTTGCATAACTGGTTCTCTCTTTCCTAATCCAGTATTCCGGATGCCCGGAGATCTTTTTCGTCACTTCCCGTGAAAGTTGCGTAACCCCCATCCTCTTCGTCGGCAATGGTATCTCCTGGATTGGGATCTTTTGCGGCATCCCGGTTGAGGACTTCGGCCACAAACTCCGCATCCTCTTTCTGCATTATCTGGCAGAGAAATCTTTCGTTCGGCCGGTCGTTCTTGACAAATACTGACCAGTCGTTCCCTCCCAAATCGTTGCCTGTTCTGGCCGCACGGTAATAAATCATTTGACTCCTCTTTCTCCTAGTCTGGTTCGATAACCCAGAGATGGTCAACGGCTATTGCGGCTCCGAATCCCTTGCTCTCGCGGCCGACCACGACTACCGCGTCCTCGCCAACCGTGATTGCGTCGATCTGTGCCTTGAATCTGGGGAAATGGAACCTGTTAAACCGTAGGTAAACGTCCTCCTCTCCAGTGTCATAGCATCGGAGCGTGGCGAACTTGGCGAGATCCGGGCGTTTGATGTCCCTGCGGATCTCATCGACTTCGCGGCCGGAACGCGCACGCTGGTCCTCGATAATGTCCTTGTAGTCTCTGCCGCGCACTAGACCGCAGTAGACGACCTTCCGGCCTCTGCCCATTGGAGTCTCCCACGTCTGGCTCTGCATGTCCGTGGAGACGACCGTGGGCATCGGCAGCTTAAGCTCGCCCGCGAGGATCGCCCGCTTGACCTGCCCGATTACATTCGCGGCCCTGAACACTCCGAACGGGTCTGGAGTCTCGGCCCAATCCCGGATCTTGCCGAGCGTCACCGGGCCGATGCCTTTGACCTTGAGCAGGTCTTTCCACTCCCCGCCCCAAGTATCCGGTGCAAGCTCCTCTGCGCGCTGCTGCACGATCGCACGGGCGGTCACGTCACCGATTCCGGGTACCTGCATGAATCCGGCCTGAATGGATTTCCGGTCCTCACCGAGCGTCCACGTAACGCTGGAGTTATTCGGATGTGGCGGCAGGAAGCTAATCCCGTGCTCGGCAGCGTCCTTGAGCAGGCGCACTGTGACGTTCTCGTTGTCCGCTTTCATCAGCGACGCGGTATAGAACTCCGCTGGGAAGTAGACTTTGAGCCACATGCACCACCAGGCCAAGACCGCATACGACACCGAATGCGCAGTGTTAAAGGCATAAGTTCCCGCAGTGACGAGCCGTTTCCAGATCCGTAGAGCGAGATCTTCATCGATATCGTGAAGCCTTTTCGCTCCGTCTGCGAACTGGCGGAAGTTGACATTGAATGCCGCCTCTCCGAGTTTCTTGGCGATGATGCGACGTACCGAGTTTGCGTCTGTCCAGTCGAATCCGCCGATCTCACGGACTACCGCAATGATCTGCTCCTGGTAGATTATCTGCCCGCGTGTTCCGGCAGTGATCTTATCCATTGCCGGGTGCAGTGCTTCCGGCTTCTCTCTGCCCCACCGGATAGCCGTGTAGATCGTGGTCGTTCCGGAGAACAGAGGACCAGGACGCGACAATGCGTTGATGTCGGCAAGGTCCATGAACCGCTCCGGCTTCACGTTCCGGTTCACAATCCGGGTAGCTCGTCCCTCGAACTGGAATATGCCGATGACGTCATTCCGCGAGAATGCGGCCATGACTTCCTCGTCCTTGTCCGAGATCGAGTAGAGGTTCTCAAGGTCCAGCCCGGCTAGTTCTAGCGCATGCGAGATCATGCCCATTGTGGTGAGACCTAGGAAGTCCATTTTAAGGAAGTCCAGGTACTCGGCATCGTACTTGTCGCATGCCAGAACGCGCAGCTCTCTGCGCCTCTCTCCGGTCCCGGAATTGCGGGTGTACAGCGCAGTCACGTCGGTGATTGGCCGCGTCCCCACGACGAGCCCGGCCGCGTGCACGCTCATCCCGCGCATGTTCCCCTCTAGCCGGAATGCCGCCTTGAGATCCGGGTACTTGTCGAACACGGCTTGCGCGGCAGGGAAACTGTCCACCGTGTCACTAAGCGACGAATCCAGTCGCATGTCTCCGTCCGACCGGTGCGCAACGAGGTCGTTGACCGCCGCTATCTCGAACCGTGGCACCCGGTAAACCCGGGCGGCATCTACCAGGCTGTTCTTTCCCCGGTACCGGATGAAGTTCCCGATGTTGCCGACGTTATCCTCGCCGTACTTCCGCATGAGATACTGGCGTATCTCCTCGCGGCGTTCGTCGTCAAAGTCGAGATCGATGTCAGGCGGGTCGGGCCTAGCCGGGTCTATGAACCGTTCCAGCATCATCATCGGGTAGCGCATCGGGTTGATCTCGGTTATCCGCAGCAGGTAGCAGACGAGCGATGCTGCCGCCGAGCCGCGAGCCGGGCCGACCGAGATGCCGGAATTCTTTGTCCACTGGATGACGTCGGCAGTCGCGATAAAGAAATCCGCGAAGTCCTTGTCGGTGATCATCCCTAGCTCGCGGTCGATCCGTTCCCGGAATCGCTTTTGCTTGCCCGGCTTAAGCTGGTCGAATCCCCTGTACCGCCATCCCTGCATGACCATGTGAAACAAGTAGTCGTACGCGGAATCGAATCCCTCTGGCAGCGGGAAGCGCAGCCGTTCGGCTCTAGGCAGCCTCACCCGTGCCCGCTCCGCCAAGCTTGCGGCGTTGCCGATAGCGCCACGGGCTGCCGAAGGGGACAGCCCAGTGCCGATTAGTTTCTTGTAGAGTGCCTTGTCTGATTTCGGGTAGGTGAGCCGGACGTCGTATTCCCACGACTGCGCCTGGACGTCGAATTGCTGATTACCGCGCCCTGCGGCGTGCAAGATGACCTGCATTTCGTTGTCGTCCGGGAAAGGATAGTGAACGTCGCATGTCGCCACGAGCGGAATTCCCAGTTTTTTACCCAAGCGCTCGTAAGCGGGATTGATCGCGCATGTCTTACCGAGCTTAGGGAAAGCCTGTACCTCCAGAAAATACCGGTCTCCAAGTAGCTCTCGGAAACGTGCGGCCACCTCCCCCGCCGCACGAATATCGGGGGCATGGTCGTCTGTCCCCTTCCCTCCGACAAGAGTGCACGCCAGGAGCGAACCCGTACACCCTGAAAGGACAGCGAGACCCTCTCCGTACTGGGCGAGCGATTCGCCCGAAACTGTAGGTTCATAGTAGAACCCCTCTCCCCACGACTCGGTTACGATCTTCATAAGGTTCTGGTACCCCGGCACGTCTAGCGCGATGACCCCGAGATGCCATTTCATCTTGCGCCGCGTCTCCACGGCGGTTGGCCCGGTGTACAGTTCTGCGCCGTAGATCGGCTTGATACCAGCCTTGTCACATGCCTTCTGGTGCCGGACGTGCGAGCTAACATTGCCGTGCTCGGTCAGGGCAAGGCTTGACATGCCTAGGTCTGCCACCCGGTTGACGTGTGTGACAGGCTGGCCAAATCCGTCCATGTAGGAATAGGTCGAGTGAGTATGCAGACTAACCCAGTCCACCTAGACTCCCTGAATTCTCGTACGTTCCCTGTTTTCGCGGATCTGCCACACGCAGCGGGCCATGTAGTCACCTCGCGAGAATCCCTCGTAGACGTCATCCATAACCATTTGCGACCACGACAGAACTGGTTCGCCTTCCGGTGTGTAGCCTGCCGAAGTGACAGCTTCCCGGCCGCCGTCTTTGGCAATCTGGTCAATGTCTAGTTCGGTGTCCTCTTTCATGTCTTTGTAATATGGCTGTGTGGTGACATACCGGCCCACTGCGTGCCTCCCTGTTCCTATCCGTTCGCGCCGGTCAGGCCGACTGACGCCGTTGCGATCCGCTCAATGAGCGCGTCAATGAGCACCGATGCCCGGCCGCTCTCGAATACGCCTTGCGGCGTCTCGCTCCAGCACATCGATGCCGCCCCGAGAGCTAGGCCGAGAGCTTCCCTGACACTCTCCGCACCTAGGATAGCGTGCGCAGCCTCGCCCGCGACTTCCTCTGTCGGGATCATGAGCCCGGCGCGCTGCTGTGTGGCCATCGCCTTGAACATGCCGATAGTGCCGAGAGCCTGGTCCCAGGAGTAGAACCGGATTCCCCGGTCGTCAAGGTAGAACTCGGCCGCGAACTTCCGGCTCGTGCACATAATCAGGTTCCGGGTTTTCCAGAACATCGGCCGCTGACCGTCGTCGGCCACGGCCGGAATGCCCTGGTCGATGAGCCACTCAGCTACCCTTACTGGATTCCGCGACGTGTGCACGAATATCGCGTAATGCCGCATGAGCGTCTTGAGCCCGTCAAGCGCGCCGGGATTGGGCGGGTCGTAGATCTGTCCGTCCTGCCATCCCTTGCTGTACCGGTGGATCACCCCGTCGAAATCCACTCCGCCAGCAGCGACGTAATCCTCAGTGAGCGCCAATTTCCTTGTCCTTGTCTTCTAGATACCGGATCGCCTCCTGCGCAACGCGCATGTACTCTGGAGACGGGTCTTTCCGGATTTCCTGCCCGGGAATGTAATTGTCCCAGATCGCATCGCGCATGCGCTTAGGCAGTCTTCTCCAGTCTGCCTTGCACATGAACATGTGCGGGGGAACCTTGACCATGCAGCCGGTACGGTGACAGGTATGCGGAATGATCTTAGTCATGTGAGGCTGGTTCCACCCCGTTGCGTGCCCAGTCGTCGGCCGACATGACGGCCTGCTTCTGGAACTCGGCATACTGCGCGACCGGAATCCACCCGGAGCGGACTGCCTTGCTTCGGTGCATTTCGCCGTGCTCGTTGAAATGCGCGAGTAGTTCTAGAATCACGATTTGCAGGTGCACGCGGTATTGCATTTCCTTGTCGGCCCGGAGCCGTTCCGCGTCGATCTTCTCGCGCAGCCCGGACGGCCCCTCGCCGGGAGGAACTCCGTGCCAGTCGTCCCGAGCCCGTACGGTGTCGCCCCATGCCTCAGTGACCATCGCGAGGAACGAGCCGAGAACGAAGTCTGGTGTATTGCTGTAGTTCTCGATCGAGTACCGGTTGATCACCTCGGCCAGTGCGTCGTGCAATGGCATCTTCGGTTCTGTGCGCAGCATCGGCTCGGACGGTGACATGGCCATATAGGCGTCCGCCGTCTCCGCGTGCACGTCCTTTCCGGCCTGCACGGCTTCGGCATCGGTTCCGTTAGTTCCGGAAGTTCTGGGGTTCTTCATTGCTTCCTCCTCGTTTATGTACCGAATCCACTCACGGTCACCCGATGTGAGCTTCTCGGATACCTGGATCATCGCGCCTTGCGGTGAGTAAGCGCGCTCCCTGATGCTCATCCGGTGATCGCCGCACTCGTCCCGGATTGTGACCGTGAACAACTGGAGCTTAGGCTTCACCATGGTTACTCCTATGTTCGGCTCGTTAGACATGCTTGCCACGCCGGTACCGCCCTTCTTTCTTGCGTTCCTGAACGAGTGCACCGATCATAGACCAGTCGGCATCCCATAGTTCGCGCATTTCGGTGCTGCGCAAAGCCGACGGGTGCACGGTCGGGAAGACATCCCACGTCGTGCCGCTGCCGGTGAGATGCCGTGGCAGTTCCACCCTTATCAGAACGCCGTGCATGCGCAATAGCGTCTGTTTCCGGTAGAGATCCCCGGTGATCGCGGTCAGTGCCGACCTTCCGAGCGTGACAAGCAGCGGAGCGGCCTCTCCTGGCATCCGGTTTCCGCCGTGCGCGATGATCCCTAGCTCGCGGAACAGGTAGTCGCGGGACGCGTCGATCTCGTGCTTGTCTGGTGTCCGCGTCTTGCCGTCCGGATCGCGTGGCCATATCTTCACGGCGTTGGTGATCCAGCATTTCGCCGGGTCTATGCCGTGCTCCTCCATCGCATAGCGCAGCTTGCGCCCGGTATAGCCCACGAACGGGCGTCTAGCCGCGTTCTCCGACCTTCCGGGAGCTTCCCCGAGCAGGACGGCCAGCGGGTTGTGCGAGCCCTCCCCGGGCACTACAGCGCCGTCTAGGTCGGATAGCTCGTCCTTACGGTCCCGGTAATCCAGATACAGCGCGGAGATCGCCGCCGTCGTCTCCGGGTCCGGATCGTGCCTGTTCGCTCCCATTCTCTGCCTCCGCCTCCCTCTCCCTCTCCCTTTCTCCCTGTTCACTTTGCCGGAACTGGAAATAACCGGTTCGCTTGCAATTGCCGCAAGTTACCCTGTCCAGTTCGGTCGTAGTGAAGTGCGGCGGTGAGCCGCACGACGCCCGGCCGTTTCCCGGTCCCTGCTGTAGGTGCCACTGGTAGTTGGATGTCTCGGCTCGCGGACGCCGGTAGACCGGAGGAGACGAGAAAGTACCTGTCCAGACTCGTGCGTTACGCGCTGCCCGGTCGGCACCCTCCCGGTTCCCTTCCCGTCTCCGAATCCGCGCGACCTGCCGCCATAGCTCGGCAGCGCTCGTCTCGGGATATGGCATGTCGTCTGTCTGGTATCAGTCTTGCGGGTCCGGGTCGAAATCGTACGGGGCACCCCACTTGCCCCACGGCCTGAGCCCGGCCGACCGCATCGCCATGCCGCCGTAGTTGATCAAGTCAACCGTGGAGTCCGACAGCCACGGCGATTCACCACGACGCCAGCACCGGAACCACAGCCGCATGACCTTTTTCCGCAGTTCTATCAGGATCGGCATGTAGCCGCCCTCTTTCCACGTACCGCCTTTCGGGTCGTAGCCGCGCTCACACATGATCCGCAGTGCGGGCACGAACGCGTCACACAGTTGCGCTATCGCGTCCTCAGTAGGCGCGAGCCCGGCCACCCGCATGAAGACATCGGCTGCCTTCATCAGTTCCCCGGTATCGACGTCCTGGACCATGAAGGACTGCGCATCCGGAAACATGCGCTCGGTCTTATCGGTCCTTTCGGTCTTCTCGGTCTTCTCGGTCTTCGCGTGTTCCTTCGGCATTAGCTGCCAAGCCCCTCTTCCTTTACCAGGTACCCGGCGAAGAATCCGGCCACGACCGATGCGGCAGCCGCGATCTCGCCGGACGTCTCGATTGACAGGTGCAGTCCCGAGCGGGTGATCACGTAGGTGACCACGAGCCCGAGCACATGACCGAGGTTCTGGGAAATCACCTTTTTGGCGATCGGCTTGCCACCGGTCACCTTGAGAATGAGCTTGCCGATTCCCTTCGGCGCGGTCACTGTAGGGAGCTTTTGCCCCGCCACTCCGGGTCCGTTGTCCGTGCCGACCCCGGCATTGCTAGCCACTCCACCGGCTGGATTCGGAACTGGTGTCCCCATTTCTCACTGCTCCATTCACTTGAGGGAACGCCGGACTTCGCAAAGTTCTGCACGCGTTCCCTTATCTGGCAGAACCGGTCGGTTGCTGCCATGAATTCACACTTGCCGGTGAGGTAGCAGATTGGGCGGAACATATCCGCGATGGCGTCGAACTCCCAGTTCGTAGCTCCCCGGTAATCCCGGATAGCATTGACCATCGCGGTCCACACGAGCCGCCATTCAAACTGGGCTTGTGTGCAAAGCCGGTTCCCCGCGTGTTCCGCGAGGTTCCGGAGGTTCGTCTTGTAATGCACCTTGGTCAGGATATTGGTCGGCAGCATACCGCGTGCATCCTCGGCCGGAATGCCCTGATCAATGAGCCAGTTGTACGTCACCCCGGCCTCGTACATATGCTGGTGCCACGTCTCGCGGATAGGATCTTCCGGCGATAGCTCCGCTATGCCCGGCGGCATGGCAACTTCCCACGACGCGTTGCGCTTGACCGCAAACCGCTGTGACTCCTGCACATAGACCGCCGTGCGCTGCCGTACAAGCTGGTGAGTGAATGCGCGAGTCACGTTCTCGATGAGGAAGTGCAGGTCGATGAATTCGAGCGGTGCCTGCAATCTAGTCCTGGTCATGTCCTGCCACCACGAAAGCGCACGTTCCTTGCTCACGTCGGCCGGGTTGCGCACCACCTCACCCCGGTATAGCTCGGCAGCCGCAGCCATCGTGCGCAGCGGGTACGGCGTCATTTGCACCAGCGTGACGACGGGATGAATAGTCTGGTCCTCGTCACCGGGATGCAGCGGTCCTCCTGCCTCGTTGACCGGCGCAGCATCGTACATTGCCACGTCCGCCCACCGTGCGACTTCCTTACCACTCTCCATTGAGCCCTCCCTGTTCTGGAATTCACGAGCCCCGCGCTACTGCCGGATAAGCTGTGTCACGAGCATGAGGTTGCGCTCGTTTAGGCCGATCATCAGGTTAATCCCGATCTCGAATTCCCACCCCGAGCGCATCCCGGCCTTGTCCGAGTACGGATTGTGGAAGAGGTTGCGCCACGTCTCTTCGCACCAGAATGTCTTGTGGTCGAGATCGTGATAGGCACCCTGCGAAAGCCGGTGCGGCACTACCACGTTGAGCGCACCACGGGAAACTAGCACCCTCTGGCACTCACGCAGCGTCCGGATAACACCTTCCGGGGTGAGGTGCTCGAACAGGTGCAGTGCGTATATCACGGATACTTTTGAATCGCCCCACGGAAGATCCATAGTTTCCGCATCCCATTCCGGATAGTCAAGCTCGTACGAGCGGCCGACCGACTTGCGGCCCGCGCCGATATTGAGCGATACAGCTTCCGGCCCGATGTCCATTGCTGGAGTACGGAACGGCCACACTTTCCTGTTGGCACCTGCCTGGAATAGCTCGATCACATCTCTCGGCGCGGGCCAGTGCATGCCGGGATCGTTCTCGTTCATACTTCCCTCCCGTTCTTGATGCCCGTGAGCACTCGTGACCACGCGTCGTGTCTCTGGTCACTTATGAGTGCGCTGCGAGTGTCATAGTAAGCCGTGTCAACCCATGTCTCGTTACGCCACGCACCGAACCTGCCAGTGCGCAGCACATAAGGATGGCAATTACAGTTGGTTGATATCGGTTTCCTGATGATTCGGATCGATGACCCGAATCCCATTCCCTCAATATTCGCGTGATCCAGTGCTCTCGAAACTGGCCACTCGGTCACCTCTATCCCGAAGATCCTAGAGCTACGAGACCATTCAACCGAGGGGTCCGCGTTAAAGATGATCGTGTCGTCTGGCTGTCCGGGGAAAATGGCTTCCGGGGTGACAGCTACCTGCACCGTCTCGAATGAATGACGCCGGTCACACAAGCTCCGTGCCGGTGCAGTGCAGACAACGAGCACGGCTGGGTCTCCAGCAATCGCATTCATCTCATACGAGGTGACCCACTTGTTCTCGATAGTATCCGAGTACAATTCCCAGAGCCGATCGTACGCTTCCGGGAATCGCCATGCGTGGTATCCAGGAGAGAGGATATCTCCGTTGATGTTGATGTTGATGTCGCCGTACATCTTGGTCCGGTAGTCCAGTATCGAACCACCGATGACTATCTGACGGATATAACCGTACGGGTGATCTACGGTGATCCCCGGAATTGCCCGTTGCAGGAGCAGAGGCCCCCGCTGCGGGGTCTTCACCTTCGGGGCTATGACCCGTACCGGATACCCGAGCCCGTACGCAGCATGCGCCGCAGCGAGCCCGGCAGGACCGCAGCCGATCACCACGACCGACTGAATCCGGCCGCGCACCGTCACCCCGGACCCTTCGGCAGTCGTGGCGTCCGCGCTCTCGTCGCTCACTCTGGCCACGTCTCCATCTTGGAGATAGCACGGGTCCGCGAAGTAAGCGTGACGTGATGACCGCCTCCTGGAGTCCAGCTATGCAGGAGTTCATGCTCGTGCGGTTCCGGCAGGAAAAACGAGACCGAGTGACCGTCTCCGTACGTGGCGGTTACCTCCACTGACGCCACGGCTGCCGACAGGGCTCGAAGTTCCGAAGGTTCTGGAGGTACCGGCTCATTCGGCGGTACCGGCTCATTCGGCGGAACGTCGGGTACGCGGCCCCGAGCTTGCGTACGCGGGCCTGGCTTGCCCGGTGGTGGCCCGGGTACCGGCTGCATCGGTGCGCCTCTCTGCCGCTGCTGCCGTAGCCGCTGAATCTCGTCTCCGAACGCACCGTCAACCGGAGCCGGACCCGTCACCACTTCCCCCGGCTCGTTCCCCGTCCCGGGTGACTGCTTGCTCATTTTGCTCCTGCTCCCGGAGTACATATCCGTTAAAGAATGCGCCGATCATCAGTCCGCGCAGGAATTTAACTGCTCTGGAGTATTCGTCGGGAATGCCGCGCAGCTTACGGTCTGCATAAGCATGCGCGGCATCCTCTAGTTGTTTCTGGTTCACTCCGCGTCGGGATCTTCCGGTTCTGACTCCGCGTGCGCGTGCTTTTCCTCCATGATCCCGGAGTTGTGCACCCGCATGTGCAGACCACGGTACGGACGCAACGCAGCACCGGCCTTGAGCTTGGTCTGGCCCTTGAGGATATCCGAGTGCCGTCCCGCGAGGTGCTTGATGAACGTCGCGTCGTCCATGTCCTCGTGCGCCGCTACTACAGGGATCTGGTCGGCCGCGTCTTCGCCGTACGGGTCGCCCTCGTCTGTCTCCGGGTCCGGCTCGTCCTCGTCCCCTTCGGTGATCTCGCCATCGTCCGCGTCCGCCTCGTCCGCCTCGTCCGCGTCGTCTGGCTCGATCTCGTCAGGGTCGATCTCGTCATCGCCTTCGGCTTCCGCAGCCGCAGCTTCCGCAGCCGCCGCAGCCTTAGCCAGTTTCTTAGCTTTCTTTTCTTTCTTGGCCTTTTTGCGGGCCTTGCGTACGGCCTTCTCTTCCGCCGTCTCTTCGCGCTCGTCTTCGCCGTTAGTCACGATGATTTCCCTCCTTGTCTGGTCCCTGCTTGTGATCGCAGGAACGGTATCCGGTGCGCGTCGTGCGGATTCCGATTCCGCCGCACAACTGGCAGGTATGCCTAGGCTCGTCACAGTCTTTGAGTTTCTTTCCTGGACAGCGCGGGCACACCCTCGGGTCACGCACGAGCGCACGCCGCTCCCGGAAATGGCGGAGTGGCGTGCGCTCGGAAATGCTGGTCTGCGATGCGTAATGCCTAGCCACCTCGTCAGTCCTCCAGGTAGACTAGGCACTTGTTCCGGATCGTGGCCTCAAGTGAGCTGCCTGCGTCGTGGGCACGCAGGTCGTCCTCGGAGAGTGAATGCGCGAACACGTCACGCAGGTACTTAAGCTCGGCGCGGTTGAACTTCTGGTCGGGCGGGCAGGCCACGCGGTTCTTGAGAGCCTGATATACCGGCAGCGACTTGATTACTTCTCGTGGAGACGACACGATGCCGAGCCCGAACATCATCTTCGGATCGGTTCGGTTGACCCGCTTCCGGACTTCCTTGGCGTGCCGTCGCAGCCACCGGAGAGCATTCTTGGCATGCTCGCGATCCATGTCCCGGATCTCTATATTCCGGAACTTCCTCGCCTCGCCGTCCCACGAATTCCAGTACACGTCCTGCATGAGGATCTTGACGAATTCCTGCACGGCTAGCTCGGCCTGCACGTAGCGGCGTCCCGGACTTACCTCTCTCCGGTTGCGTCCCCACTCGCCCCACTCGTCCGCGAATAGCGGGCCATCCCCGATGTCCTCTGTGTCCATGGTGATATCTACCTCCCTGTTCTCGCCGTGTGAGCGCGGCCGTCCCGGTTTTCCATGATCCCGGGATCGCAAGGATGTCCCGGAACGGCCGCGCTCTCACAAGCTAGCGGGCCTGGACCCCTAATTACAAGGGGGTTCCACAGGTTCCGCTAGTTCCGCTCGCTGCCTAGAAGGGATTGTCGTCCTTGCCCTTCTTGCCCTTCTTGCTCTTGGCCTTCTTGCTGGACTTGGCACCCGACACCTCGCCGGTCTTCTCGTCCCAGTCGTGCCCGGAATCCAGCGGCATATACTTGCGGACGCGGGCGGTGTACTCGCCCTCGTACTTCTCGCGCTTGATGACCATCCGGCAGCGAGCCGACTTGGTTCCGGGAACCCAGTTCTTGACCTTCTCGACCGGCTGGCCGACGTTGTCCTCGTCCCCGACGATCGTGCGTCCCTTGACGTCAGCGATCGTGAGGCCGAAGAGAGCGAGGAAAGGCTGGTACCGGAACGCGGCCTTGGGGGTGAACGTCACGTTGTCCCAGACTCCGAGACCGTTGTACACCGCCTCGTCCCCGGTGTTGCCCTGCGCCTCGACCAGAACCCTGAACATCGGGTTGTCGTTCTGCGAGATCGAGAACCAGAGGCGCTTGATCACGCCCGACAGGATCGTGCCGGACGAGGGGATATCGCCGTCGTACTCGTTGAAATCTCCCCGGTCCTCGTACTCGACGTCCAGTTCCTTCTCGTTGAAAACGTCGTCGGAGAGCTTGAGCTTTGGCATGTGCGTGTTTCCTTGTCTCTCGTACCTCTGGATGGTTCCCTGTCAATTGCCCTTATCGGCCTTGGACTTCCGGGCCTTTGACCGTACTGCTGTCTTCTCTTCACTCCTCTCTATGCTGGCTATAATCCGGGGCATCACCGACACATCGCCTTCCCGGATGTCGATGTACCGTGGCAGGCACATGAACCGGTCTTTGCACCACTGGTACGGTCCCCATGCCTCGGTCAGGATTCGGTGCACGGCCTTCTCGGAACGGTCTTTCTCGTTCTTGGCCGGTGCTATCCCGATGAACAGAACGACGTCCATCTGCGCGGTGACGTACCCGGAGATCGCGTAGTCCTTGCCTTGCAGATCTGGAATGTTGAGGTCTTCGCCTTCGGAGTCCTCGCGGTGCATCATCGTGGCCACAAAGATCGTGTTGATCTTCATGTCGATAATCCGGTCCACGAACCGCTTGAACATGTTCTGCCACTTCTGGTGATCCTGGATGGCAGGGATATCGAGATCGCGTGCCTCGTTATCCTCATTGGCCATCTGGAGAATCCACCGGATGAGCAGAACTTGCATCTTGGTGAGCGAGTCGATAATGAGCCAGTCAAACTCACCTTGGTGTTCGTCGATCCAGTTTAGCCCGGCCTCGACATGATTCCAGTCCGGGCACCGGAGCACCTTGGCTGTGGACCCGAGCCGCTTGGCCGAGATGACACCCTTCTCGGTTGACAGGAACACGGCACGCGGGGCCATCCCTGCCGTGCCGGTCTTCCACGACCCCGGATCACCGAAGATCATGATGTTGACCGACTCATTGAAACCTGTCAGTTCTTCCGGCGAGATGCGCGGCAGCTTGCGATCCGAGTTGCGGTCGATCGGTGCGCCCCGCTGCCGCGTGGGACGTTTCCGCAGCGTGACCGTCCCGCCGTCCTTAGCTGCCATTGCTCTCTCCTGTAATCCTGGCGGCGGTATCGAAAGACGACTTGTAGCCGAATACCTGCAAGGCGTCCTTCTGGAAGTACAGCGTTCCGGCCTCTTCGCCGTTGGCCGGATCTGCCAGGATCACCTCTAGCGTGCCGTCGATGACCCGGCCGAACGATCCGAACACGATCGTATCCTGGCCACCGTCGTTGATCGCACCGCGCGGGCGCAGCCTAATCCAGTCGATCCTCCCTCCGCCGATCCCGGACGGGCGCGTACTCGTGCCCTCAACAGCGTCGGCTTCGGCCCGGTTTCCTTCCCGTGCGAGCCGTGCTGCCACGTCCCGCTCGGCTTGCAGCTGGTCCCATTTGCCTTTCGGTTTAGGCATCCTTGCTCCCTCCGCGTAGCAGTGCGCCGAGCATACTCCGCCGCACCGACAGTTCGGTTGCCGGAATGCCACGAACCTGCGTTTCCGTGTATGCCCGCTCCCGGCTCTCACCGGCCGCGTACCGGGTAGCCTGCGCGTTGGTGGTCTTCCGCGCGAGCTTGGCCCGGCGTCTTGGGTTGCGCAGCGTACGCTTAAGAGTCTGGTGTCTGCTCATGCACCCTCCGATGCCGATTTTCTGTGATCACTGTACGGGTCGCGGCGCGTGTACATCGCGTCCCGGTACGTCTCCCATCCCTTGTCGCCGTGCTCATGAAGCTGGCACATCTCAAAGAACGGGCATTGCCAATAGCAGGTCCAGTCCACGTTCTTGATGATTGGCAGCCTGCCCTTGCGGATCTCCCGCATCCAAATTGCCTCGTCCTGGATCTTCTGCAATTGATGCCCGCGCTCACGCGGGCCGCGCTCGATGTCAAGCCGGACGAACAACGGGCTAGGCTGGACTTTAGAGATCGTGCCGTTCTTGTTGAGATACCGGCCGCGTGAGTCCTGCTCGCGCTCGTCCGGCATTCCCTTACGCAGGTAGTTGTACCGGATGCCTGCGATCTGCTGGTTCTTTTTGAGAATGCCCTCGTCTTGCAGAACCGATGATGCGACCATCCAGTAAGTGCCTGCCTGGTCGTCCATTTCGAGATGCGCGGTCGAGATCTGCTTGGCGGTCTTGTGCTCCATGAGCCAGACCTCACCCGTGTCAGCATCGTAGAACACGCCGTCGAATGTGCCCGCGAGCACCACGAGCACCTTGCCTGGCTTGTCCGGGTCGGGGATCTCGACCTGGAACGTCTGCTCGGTCTGGATAACATCCCACTTCTCGTCATAGTCGTACTTTTTGTAGTAGCCCATGAGCATTGCATCGCCGAGTGCCTTGGCATCCACGAATACGTCTTCCTGGAAATCGTCCGAGATCGCCGTTCGGATGTCCCGGATGTCATCCTGTACCCACTGATCCCACGCCACGTCTAGCCGCAGTCCCCGGCGCTTACCGGGCCGGTACCACTGCGCGAGCGCTACGTGCACGCCGGTCCCGAACCACAGCGCGTTGGCCTGCTCATACCGGCCTACCAGACCCTCGCGGTACGACCACCACCATTTCTGGGGGCAGCGCCGGAACGTGGTGCGCTCGGAGTTTCGCAGTATCGGCGGTTCTTTGCTCATACCGTGTCCTCTACCTGTAGCTCTATCTCAGACGCAAGAGGATATCCCCGCTCGCCCGAGCCTTCGCAAGGCTTCATAGCCTTGATCGCCTTGCTGTACCTGCGGTGGAATACCAGAAAAGACTTTTCGGTACGGCGGGTCTTCCGGCATACCGGGCACCGCTGCCACGTATTCCACGAACCCATCAGTCTCTACCCTCCCCCGCATCGTCCGGAACTGGTGGAACCTCCGGAACTTCTGGGACTTGGGCAACGACTAGCTCGCCGTCGTCGTCAAGGTCAAGCGTGTACACGCCGTGTGGATGACTATCCCACGACCAGCGGGAACGATGCGCTGCCGCGTTGACCGGGCAGTCAAAGAGGTGGCCGTCCCTTCGGCAGCGTGGCGGGTGCTGGATTGTCCACCCGTCGTCATCGAACTTGATGAGGTGGCCCTCGTCCGGGTCGGCCGGAATGATCCATCCCTGGTCTACGAGCGTACTCATCGCACCGAGGAATGACTGATGCCGCCGCTTGGATATGTTCGCCCACGGGTAGCGCGTGCCGAAGATGTCTTGCTGGTACTCGTGGAACAACTCCGCAAGTCGCTCCGCATCTGGCGTTGCCAAAGTAAAGGCTCCTCCCTGTTCTGCCCGTACATGCGGAAGCCGCCGCACGCGGGGTTCGAACTCTACCCCGGTACGGCGGCTTTCGCTACGAGGATCGCGTATTGATCTTGGGTTAGTAGGGAGCGGGAGCGCTCGCCCTAGCGGAACCCTTGGAACCTCCAGAACCCTTGCCGACCTTCGCAGCCTTGGCCGCAGCCTTGGCCTTGCTTCCGGCAGGCGCGGGCGCGGGTGTGGCGGCAGACTTGGCCGCAGCCGGGGCAGACTTGGCCGCAGCGGTACGCGTACGGCGCGCGGGTGCCGGGGCCGGGGTGGTGTCCTTCGGAGCCGCAGCGGCAGGCTTACGGCTCCGTGCGGCGGTTCCGGCAGTTCCGGAAGTTCCGGCCGCAGCCTTGGCAGCGCCACGAGTGGCGGAGCGGGTCGCCGTCCCCTTGGCTGCCGCTGCTGGCTTCGCAGCCTTGGCCGCAGCCTTCGCGGCCTCTGCCTTGGCCGCCGCCGCTTCCTCGCGTTCGGCGCGCTTGGCCTCGCGGTCGTTGGCCCGGTCGATCTTGGCCTGCTCGCGCTCCTGCGCCGCCGCCTGCCGCGCCGCGAGATCGGTCTGGTTGACGGACGACTTCTGGAAGAGCATCCGCATCGTGCCGCCCATCGCGACACCCTTCCGGAACGCGTCGATCGCGGGGTTGCTCATGCCGTTGGTGACGCCGGTCTGGTCCTCGATCCAGTCGGCGAACCGGACCATCACGTGAGTGGCGTCCTTCTCGGCATACGCTGACAGCGGGTACTCGATGACTTCGGCCTGCTTTTTGGCCATGTTCCCTTGTCCTCCTCTGGTAGATGCTGGTCTCTGCTCCAGTGGAAACCGAGCCTACCCTGTCTGGGGGAGCTACGCAAGCTGATGAGAAGCGGCGTGGCGGATTATTTCAACTCCCCGGCTCCCGTCTAGGACTTCCTTGCACGCTCCCTCCCTAGCTCCGCAGCGTACGGCTATGTCGGCCTCAATCGATTCGAGCGAGCGGAGGTAGTACACCGTGACCGGAACCCGTCCGGCCTCCCTCGAAACCCGGTGCGCGCGGTCCTCAACCTGTAGCTGCTCGTCTGGAATCGACGTCTCGTCAATGATGATCACGACGTCGGCAGCGTCAAGCGTGATCGACTCGCCACCGGCTTTCGTGTTGATCATCACGACCCGGTGCTCGTCATCTGGATTGCTGAATTCCCGGACGATATCCTCTCGCGTGCGCTGCTTTGTCTCGCCGGTGATTACGTAATTCGGGAAACCAGCATGCGCGATTGCCCCGGAGAACAGGTTGATGACCTGCGTAAACTGCGACGCAATGATCACCTTTCCCTCGTTACCGGTAAGGGATGGCAGATTGTCAAGAATCCAGTTTAGCTTGTTCGATGGTTCCCGTGGCGCAAAGCGCACGCCTGCATTGTCCGAGATCATCACGCCGTAGGTAGTGGATAGCTGCTTGAGCCGGGTCAGTTCCGCGAGCACGCCGTTGGCCATGAGAATGCCGTCACCGACTTGTGCCCGTGCGTCCTCTGCCATATCCTGGTAAGCGCGGGCCTGCTGCGATTCCATCGGCAGCCATATCCCGAGCGGGGAATCCGGGACGTCCGGATATAGCGGCGTGCCTGCGTACAGCTTCGGTGGCAGATCCTTGGCCACCTCCGCCTTGGTGCGGCGCAGCACGTACGGAGCCAGCATCCTGTCGAATGCCGCGCGAGCATCCGGCCGCACATCCTCGCCGGACACTACTAGCCCGTAGTCGCCCTCTTCTACCTCGAAATACATCTTGGCGTAACGCCAGTAAGACGTAAACACATCGGGACGCAGCCAGTTAAGCGTTCCCCACATGTTTATCACCTTGCCGCGAAATGGCGTCCCGGAAAGTGCGAGCTTGAGACCGCCCTCTTTCACCGGCAGCCGCATAGCTCCCAATCTAGTCTGGCTTATCTTGGCAGACTTGGAACCGTCCTCGTGATGCATGACCGAGAGATGCGACTTGCCGATGAGCGCGTTATGGCTCTCGTCAAAGACAACCGCATCCCAGTCGCTCTCAAACAGGTACCTGAATTCCGGCGACTCGTAGCGCTGGTTTTCTACGTAGTCCGTTCGCATCCGGACCATCTCCACATTGCATATCAGTATGCACATCTTGTCCGGGAACTCTTGGCATGCTATGTAATACTCCGACATGGTAAAGTCCCGCTGCGCCCGCGTGCCGTCGCACACAAACGTCTGGACGTTACCCCCGAGCCATCGGTGCGCCTCACGTTCCCAAACGGCCCTGAGCGCCGTTTTGCGGCAGAACACGAGCACCCGGTGGGCGTGGGCTAGGGTGAGTGCCCCGAGCGTCTCTAGGGTCTTCCCAAGGCCCGGCTCGTCGGCATTGAGCGTTGACCCGCCGTCAAGCGCGAACTTGGCCCCTACTGCCTGAAACGGGCGGTTGCTATAGGCCATGTCCAGAAGTGGCGCTAGTTCCGCTAGTTCCGGAAGTTCCGCCGAGCCTGCCATGCGAAGCGTGGTCTGGTTATTCTCCCTGATCACCTCTGCCTTTGCCCACGCGGATAGCTCGGGTCCGATCTCCAGCATGTCCCCGAACACGAGCCGCAGTTGCCTGCACACCTCAAGGTCAAGCGGGTAGGTCCAGCCTAGGAACTTGTCCCGGTAGCCGGTCTTGTCCCATAGCGCAGAGACACCGGGTACCTGCTTAGCCATGTCCTTACCGGCTCCGCCGAGCCATGGCACCTTAGCAAGTATCCGGTTGTCTCCGTGCCGTTCGATATGAACGGTCGGCATGTGCTCTCCCTAGCGGCTGAACGGTCGTCTGGCCATCCACCGGCCGATGATCTCGCCGGGCCACGTCCACGGCGGTTGCGTGCGCGTCTCACGCGGCGTGTAGAGCTTCGGGATGGCGAACCGGTGCCCGCATGCCCGGCATCGCGGCGGGAAACTCTCCGTGCAACTCGCGCCGCAGCACGGGGTATGCCGCAGCGTGGCCACGGCTACCGCGAGATCCCACTTGACATCTTCGGCCGTTCGGTTGATCTCGTCTAGGAAATCCGACTCTGGACTCACAGCGTCTCCCACGTAATCTCGGGGTTGTCCTGCCACTCGCCGCTGACTTCCTTCGCGGCGGTCTTGGCAAACCGGATCTCGGTCGTCCCTGCGTTGCCACGGCCGAAGTCGTCAAGCGGCTCGAACCCGTCAAGTTCCTCTACCTTTTTCGGTGGCAGCGCCGCGAGGTACCCACGGTAGTAGGGGATCTGGTCATCGTCCCGGATCTCGAAATAGCTGCCGTTCCTGAGCGCGTAGAGAATCGCCTCCGAGGTGATTCCGGACGGCCCCGCTATCCCGATCTCGTCGCGGTGACCCTCTTCTGGCATGTCCACGCGCGGCTCTAGGCAGTCCTCGGTTATGACCCACACGTATTCCGGCCGGGAATCACGCGGGACATCCTTGTCGTAGAAACTGGCGAACTCGTCCTCAACTGACATTGCTTCCTCCCTGTTCATGACGGGAGCGCCGTCCTTGACCCGGAGACTCCCCCGCGCCCGCCCGTGAGGTCGGCCTCGCGAGCCTTGGCCCTGCCCGCCTCCGCCGCGTCCCAGTTGGTACGGTGGTGGCCCGAGAGCCTGACCGTCTTGGTCTCGGGAAACTGGTCCTGCATCCACTCGTCAAGACCTTCGGAGCGCAGCACGAGCGCGGTTGAATGCGTGTGCGCGCCCTGCAATGCCCACAGCCGCTCCTGGATCTCGGACACGTAGAACTGCGCGAAGCTCTTGATCCACTGAATCCGGTTGCCGGTCGCAACGGGGGTTTCATCGTTCGCCTTGCACCACTTGAAATAGGCGGCCTTGATCCGGCTGCCGGTCTGCGAAGCGGTTGACTGGTTTCCGTCCCACATGACATCCGGCTTGATCCGGCCGATGTCGAGCCAGTTTAGGCCCATGTGGTGCAGTCGCACGATGTTTTCCTGCTCACTCTCGTACTCGTCCCACTTCGGCGCGAGCGCGTTTCCGAGATGCAGGAAAACCGTGGTGAACAAGATCTCGAAAAACGACAGGTCGGACTGGAACCCGAAGATACCGGCCTGCACGGTCTTGCCGTAACCGTAGCCGTAGAGCATCGTCCGGCACCGGCAGTAGCGCGCGACCGAATCGGCAAGCTGCACGAGGAACGGACGCGCGGGATTCTTCTGGTCACAGAGCTTGATCATCAACCGCGCAGGCTTGCGCTGTTCCGCTACCGGCTTGGCCTGCTCCAGTTCCGCGTCCTCAATCGCGTACTTGTGCATGAGCGCGTCGGCCTTCGCGTGGTACGCCTTGGCCTCGGTCGTGTTGTACGCACTGGACTTTGGGTCTTCGCAGTCCATCGCCTTGTCGATAAGAGCGCGGACCCTGCGAAGTACGTCATTGAGTTCCATGTACCTACCTCCCGTTCTAGCCTTCCCTTGCCCGACAACACGAAGCCTACCCCTCACCTGGAGGGGTAGGCAACGTGGTTCCGGAAGTTCTGGAGGTTCCGGCTACTCGGGATCGGTGTACGCGTTGATCCCGATCGTGACGTCGGTGCCGGGGATGACCTGGTTGCCGCCCGTGGTTCCGACCATCATTTTCTTGCCGGACGCGGACGGCCCGAGCCGCTTGGTCAGGTCGATAGTGATGGTCGCCGTCTTCTTGTCTGACGACACGGAGATCTTGACATTCTTCATTGGTGCCTCCCTGTTCTCGTTGGTTGAGCGTCACACGTTATCACTCCGGTTGGGAACTGTCCCGCCCTATCCGAAGTCCCTTCGCAGGATAGTCTCTATCCGGCCTGCCTCTTCCCGTTCCTCATCGGTGAGCCCGTTCCCGGCTAGATGGCTCCGTAGCTCGTCCATCCTGAGACGCAACGCGTCGCGTACGACATTGGCCTCCGCAAGCTGCCACTTGACCGAGAAGTTAGCTTTTGCTGGCACTGGTTATCACCTCCCTTCGCTTAGGCTGCGTTGCCGCTCATCTTGCCGTAGCAGGTCTTGCCCATGGCGCGCTCTATCGACTCCTCAAGGGTGAGGGTCGCGCCGCAGCGCACACAGCATCCGTAGATCTGGCCGAACTCGATAGCCTCATCAAGCGTCATCTTCCGGTGCCCGCGCAGGAACCGGACGGCAAGACCGAGGTATTCCCACTCGATCGTTGCGGGCGCAGTGACCTTGCCGTCCTCGTCCCGCTCTGGTTCAACGGCGACGTGCAAGCGCTTGGCGCACATCTTCCCGGAGCCGTGCACCGCCTTGTAGACCTTGAGCACGTCTTGCCGCCCGCTTTCCACCTTGACGTACATTCCGTCCGCTGGTTCCGGCTCGTCTTCCCTGGCCGTGGCCTTTGCCCTGCGTCCCCTTGGCGGGACTTCGCTTACCCACTCGGAACGGCGGAGCCTGGTGATAGCTCCCGGTGTGTGCTCGAATTTCCCGTCAACCAGGATCGACGCGTACGGAAGCTGCGTGCGCCCAGATATCTTCACCTGGAATGTCTGCGCGTCGTGCACGTAGATCCCCGGAGGCATCTCCTCCGCAGTGACCGGCGTGTGGCCCGCTCCGCTACGGCTTGGCGGAGGGGCCTCATTGAGGTAGGGACGCCGGGGTGGCTCGGGGAAGTACCCGCGCGGCGCGTCCTCGTTCACAACCGGGACGTTTGCCCCGCCGTAGCATTCCCGTACCTGCTGGGTTGTCGCGTGCGTCTTGCTGCAATGTCCGCAGATCATTGGCATGCCTAGCTCCCTTCTCTCGGGGTCTAGCCTACCCGTCCCAGTTCCGTTAGTTCCGGTGGTACGGAGTCCAGACACGCCCGGTGCTCGGTCTCTTTGTCCCTCTATGCGGTACTATATCCCGTTTCGTCCGAGTTTAGCAAGCGAGACTCGCCGGATAGCTCGACTCACGTAAGTTGCTACCGTAAGATGCTTGCGTGCGGTTGCGGTCCTCGTGCCCCGCCTCCGCGCCAGGCTGGTTCCCTCAGTCCTGCTCCTATAGGCCGGTGGGCGGTTCTTGACTCCCTGTTCTCCCGCCCACCGTCCTGGGATTGCGAACCCGTATCGGATCGTGTAGTCTCGCCGCTGCGTTCCCTTACCGGTGTCGCCAGACAGCCCGGCTTTCCGCCGCTCCCTTGCTCGGTCGCGGTATCAGGAGAGCCGGGCTGTTTATGTCTGCCTAGTTCCGGTAGTTCCGGATGTTCCGGGTTAGACCGCCCTGACATTCATCAAGATCGGGCCACCCTCGGTGCTGGCCGTCAGGGTCGTGGAAGTAAACGCCTGGGACTTGATAGTCAAAGAGTTGGTCGTGGACGCGAATAGCAAATCGAGATTGTAGCTCGTGCCGGGCGTCACGGGCACCAGGAACTTCACAGTCTGAATATCGTCGGTCGTAGCGTTGGCCATTGTGCGCTGCCACGCATCACCAAGGATCGGGGTGGCAGTGCCGTGCGCTGCCAGTGCAAAGCCGATCACCGTGGAAGCAGTAGCCTCGGTGACCACGAACGTCGCTTCAACCCAGACAAAGCCGGACGGCGGCGCGACGAAACTGCCGGTGTTGACGTTGGCGCTCGACACCGCTTCGTAGGTGGTGCTGGTTGTACTGAAAGTATTCGTCGTGTCGTACTTGGTCGGCGCGCACAAGAACTCGCCGGGTGCTGCGCTGCCGATGAATGAGGTGTTGCCGCCACCGTTGTGATAGGGCGATGTCGCACCGTTGATGTTCCCGGCCCGCAAGTCCACCGAGTTGCTGTCGGTCATTGACACGCCGTAGATCGGGGCACCGCTGGCCACGCGGTTGATAAATCCGGGTGCCTTGACTGTGCCCGAGAAGCTGGTGACATTCATCGCCGACGACACGCCGTCAATTCCGGACCCGTCGTCCGAGCAGCCACTAAGATGATAAATGCCAGTTCCTGCACCGGTAAACTTCCAGCCTTCCTGGTAGTTGCTCTGTGACGTGCAGTTCGAGAGGTGGACAATGCCGGTGAACCCGGAGTTGGCGGTGAATAGCCATCCGGGTCCAGCAGTACTGGTCTCTCCCTTTGCGCAGTCGAACCGGGTGTTATTGCAGTTGATGACATTCCATGCGTAGTTCTTGTTGCCGGTTGACTCGGTCATGTAGATATAGGAGTCGGCCACGCCGCTCATGGTGACTCCGCCGGTACCGCCGACAAAGTGGCAGTGATCCAGAGTGATCAGATCTGGCGGGGAAAACTCGGCAGCCACAGCATGCAGGCAATCTCCGCCTAGCTGGGCATCGCCACCACCGTAGACGATGACACCTTTCAGGGTCACGCAAGCGGTATTGTCCTGAATCAGAATGCCATGCAGGTTGTTCCCGTCCGGCGTATTAGACAGGTCCAGCGATATGCCCTGCAACCGCTGAGCACCACCCTGTACGTCCTCCGCGGAAACCATGACGATAGTCCCGGTTGCCGCGTCCGCGTCGGCAAATGTGTCTGTGGCCTTGAGGATAGCGCCAGCCAGCGCTAGTCCTCCGACACCGTAGTCTGCACTGGGATCACCGAATGATTCCGAAGACAGCGGACAGGTCAGGCCCCCGGCTACAGGAACTGTCAGCGGTGCCGAGTAGTTGAAAGTGCCAACTTGCAATGGTGCTACGCCGCCGAGGTTTAGCAGGTTCTGGATGTTCGTCGTGTCGTCGCCGTCGCCGCCGATCGGTGGCAGTCCCGGACCCATGAACGTGCCGGTGATCATTGCTTGCAGTGCAGCTACATTGATTGCGTTGTCGCCCGGGATGGAAGTATTGCCCGGCGCTCCGGCCATCCCAGCAAGAACAGCGGCCAGGAGTGCTTCCATATCAGACAGGTCAAGGGAACTCTGAGACGGAGTACCCGGCACAGTTCTGTTTTCCAGAGGGATAACGGATACAGCCGTCATTTCAGATCATCTCCATTATGCGTCGTAACCCACTACGAGCACGTTGTCAAAGTTAACCGTGGCGTTGGCGTCTGCCGTACGCACGGTAGACAGCCGGTATTTAACGGCGGTGAGTGTCGGCAGGCCCGACGAGATCGTATGACGGCTCGTCCACGTCTCGCCGTCCGGCGAAGTGTAGAACGTGAGTGTTCCGGACACCAGGGTCATCTTCCACCACTTGTGGTTGGTATTGTCATAAGCGATGGTTGTGTCGGTGTTGGTGCCGCCCGTCCGCGAGCGCATGAGCAGGTTGGTGCCGCTCTGGCCCATGCCGATGTAGTCGTTGGCGTCCACGTACATCTGCATGAGAGTCAGGCCCGACGCGAGCGCGGGCATCGTGACCGCCTCTACTTCTGCCCGCAGTCCTGAGAATGCAACTGTGTCCGTAGACACCAGGTTGTCATTTCCCGTGGTTGTACAGGTCAACTGCACCTGCGCGCCCTCAATGGTGGCAGTAGATCCACCCGGCACGGTCCAGGCCGACGAGAAGAGTCCCCCGTCAAAGTTCTCGAATCCGTCCTCCAGGAACGGTGCCCAAGGCGTGACCGGGTACACGGCTGTAATCTGCTCTACCATGTTGGTCCAGTATGCAGCACCAACCGCCGCGTACTTGCCGCCGCCACTCGCGCCCGGAAGCGTGTCGTACGGGTTGGCCAGCGTGTCATCGGTAATGAACACATACCCGGCCCGGTTAGCTCGCGTAAGCGATAGTGCCTCATCCCTCATCTGTTCCGAGTAGCAGGCGAACACGACATGCATAAACCGGTTGCTGGGATAGTTGATCGCCCACGATGGATTGGTGAATGCGCGGTACTGTCCTATATCGCCCTCGAAAATCGAGACGATATCGCAGGCATCCATATACGACTCGTCCGGCGTGATACCCGGATTGATCACGACGATGCGCAGACCGGTAGTCTTGGCCTTCACATAGTTGTACAGGTTCAGGTAGAACGGCTGGTCTCCCGTGTCGATAGACACCTCGTCAAAGAGAATGCCGTCCACGTTGTAGAACGTGTACCAGTCGTCAATCTGTCCCTCGATCGTGGGCACGTCGCCCGCGCCGTAATTGGTCGCCACATACCCAAGGCAGGTCACCCCGGCTGCGCGCAACTGGGAAAGCTGCGCGGTGAAGTCAGCATTGGGGGAACCACCGGGGCCGCTGTCCACGTTCACGAACGTGAGCGCGAAGTAGGGACTGGCAGCTTGCAGGGTTGCCCACGTCCCGCCGCCGTCGTCAAAGTACGTCGGGTAGATGTAGAACGGGCCGCCGATCCGCTGTACCGCATCCCCCATGCGCCATGGCGTGATTTCCTGTCCAGGGAGAGTGCTCCCGCCTGGACCGAGTGCGCCGCCGAGCAGTCCCGTGACGTTGGCCTCTATTGTGTCGATCTCGGCCGACAAGTCCGTTGCGAAGATCCAGTACCTAGGACCAGCCCCGGCACTCGCGTCGGCCGCCATCATCCGGGTGTCCGGCGTGGTAGAAGGACCAGAGAACTCCGGAAGGAACCCGTTGCTGTCCGTGGTGATCGACGTTACGGGCGTACCGGTGTTGTCCAGAAGATCGGTAATTACCGATCCTCCAGTTATATCGGTAAAGAACAGGATCGCGGTAGACGCAACCGGCTCGGCATCGCTCGTAGTGCCGTCGATCTGCAGAACCCAGTCAGTCGCGCCGCCACCGAAAGCATGCCGTGGCATAGTTCCTCCTAAACAGGATTAATAATGAATGGTCCCTGAGCCAGTGTCGTCTCGTAGTCGCCTATCGTTGTCAGCGCATCCACGCGATACCACATCGTACCCGGCGTGAGAATCTCGGTACCAGGAATCTCGACCGACAGAATGCCGTTAGCCGCGTCCACGACCGTGCCGTCTAGCTGCACTCCGCTCTCGTCGTCGGAAGTATCCGATGCCTTGAGAGTCATCTGGATATTGTAATCCGACAAATCGAATGCCGACGTTCCCTGAAACGCAGTCCACGTCCGCGTGACCGTATTTCCCTGCGGCACCTGCACGATAATGGTGCTGGACATTAGGAACCTCTCACTGCCTCGATCGCGGGTGTTTCATCAGTCATTGTCAGGTAGTCATCGGCTCGCCACAGTACCGCCGTGACGTCGGTATTGTGCCACAGAACCGCAGTGACCGGAGAGTCCTCCTCGACAGCCCGGTAATACGTGCCAAATATCTGCATCTTCGGCAGGATGACCCCGCCACTGAGAATTGGCTGTGTGGAGACAACCGCGCCCTCTGCGGCGATCCGCATTTTCGGGAACGCCACGGCTGCCGAAAGGGTGACGATCGGCTCCAGCGTCCCCGATACACGCATCTTCGGCAGGATAGCTCCGCCGCTCAGCGGGTCCACTTCGGCTGCGCTCGCAGACAGCTGCATCTTCGGGAGGGTAACGCTGCCGCTTATATCCAGTACTTCGGATGCTTGCGCAGACAGCCGCATCTTGGGAAGAGTGACACCGCAACTAACCGTCAGAACTTCCCTGACCGAAGCCGACAAGCGCATCTTCGGGAGGATTACTCCGCCGCTAAGTGCCAGCAGTTCGGTTGCCGCGGCCGAGAGCTTCATCTTCGGGAGCGTGACGGAGCCCGAGCCGATGATCTGCGCCGGTCCCAGATAACCGGTGTCGGAAGCTCCCAGATCGTCTAGGTAGATAGTGAACGAAGCGACCGATGACGGGTCACCGAATCGTATCTGCGTGATTGCAGATGACGTGTTGAGGGTGGCTGCTGTGGCCTGCGTCTCGGTCGCCGTTACCGAGTCCATCGAGTTGAATATCGATACCGAAACCTGGCCTACTGTCGCTGACCCGGTTATGAATCCCTCGATCCGGGACCAGGAGCCTACGTTTATTGCATTCGTGGTTGACGTGATGCCGTTGCCGGGGAATGTCTGCGAAGTTCCAGCCGCGTTAAGTGCGCTCAGCTTCCCGGTGGTGTTTAGCTGCACACCGCCGATGAAGGTAGAGCCGTTCAGAATCGAGAAAAGGCGAACTCCAGCAGTAGGCAGTGCCGATAGCCATACGTAAGCCCGGAAGTAAACAGTCGGGATACTGGTAGCAGTAAGTGAAGTTGACCAGGCAAGACTTACGTTTACAACGGACGCAGGCTCAACAAGTTTGGCAGACAGGAAACCGTGGGCCGCCTCGGTACTGCTGAACGTCAGGGTGCCCCCGGACCCGATAGTAACCACGTTGAACGCAGTGTTTCCGGTACCTCCAGAGTTAGCGGTAGATACCGTGGTTCCGTTAGTGCCGTTCTCAAGGTTGTTACGCAGGTAGACAGCCACGGCTCACCTCCCTCCGGGGCAGGGAGATTATTCCGGCTGCACGATCGTGAACGCCGACGCCTGCACGATGTCGCCAGCGACGATCGACGTGGTTGGAATGGTCAGGTCGAACGAGCCTCCCGTGGCGCCCACGGAGCCGTCCATGACCACGGTCGTGCCGTCGCTCTTGTACGCCCGGAACCACGCGGCGGTGCCGGTAGCTGCCGCGTCACTGTCCTGCGTGATCGCATTGGCCGTAGCGGTGACGATCTTGGAACCTGCCGAGCCGGTCGCCACTGGCGGGGTTGCGAACGCGGGGTTGCCGAACGTCAGCGTGGAAAGCAGGGTCTGGGCACCGATCGCCGTGTTGGCGTCGGTCGGCTGCGATCCCGAGAAGATCTCGATCTTGCCCGAGTTGAGCAATGCCATCGCGGCTTCCAGAGTCACGATGCATGTGTTGTCCGCGAAGAACGGGTTATTGGTCATTGGTTCCCTCTCCTAGAGAGGCCACGAACCGCGCGGAGCGGTTCGCAGCCTCAAGATCACGAGCAGATCCTACCGGGATGCACCTTCCGGCGCTCGTCCCGGCAGAATCGCTCTCAGCGCTGCGCGTGCTACTCATCCCGCTGGGCAGGTTCCGGTAGTTCCGCTAGTTCCGGTCTCTGCTGCGAGTGCCCGTTGAGCTTGTCGTTCCGCTGCAACCGGTAGATCTGGAAAAAGAACGTAACCGACCGCACCGGTATCAGGCAAAGAACGACGATCTCAAACCAGCCGAACCAGATAGACGTGATCGGCACATTGAATAGCCGGTGGATGACGGACGGCAGCAGTGCCAGCGATGCCAGCCAGTCAAGCGTTACGAGCGCCGGGCCATACGGTGCCTTCCTCCAATCCCAGATAATGAGCAAGACTACGGGAAGCAGCGCAGTAGACCAGAAGGCAAACTCAACCGCCCACTGCGCGATATGTCCCTGTAGCACTAGCTGTCCCATGTGTCGCCGTTCCTCCCCATGCCTGGACCGCGCCGGATCTCACGGGCCAGGGCTGTCACATTATTGCGGTCACGCATCTCACGGAGCCCCCGGCGTAGCGGTTCCTCTTTGCTGGCAAGGTGCTCCGATATCGCAAGCTCCTCCTGAGCACGAGCCACGCCCACGGGGTCTCCGCGCTGCTGTGTCTGTGCTTTCATTTTCTTAGCCTTCCGCCAGCGGAATAGCATTAGTGACGCTCGACCTCCTGGTGCAAGGCTCTCAGTACCGTAGTCGCGGTCTGTGCCGCTAGCACGCCCGCCTCGTTGCGGTCACGTTCCCGGTCTAGAGCCCTTGTCAGTAGATCAATCTGCTTGTTCTTATCGGTGATGATGACATCTTTGTCATCCATTGCCTTGTCATGAACACTCTCTGGAAGTATCTTCCCAGAAACGAACAAATACAATCCGAAGATCAGGACGAATAGCGCTCCGCCTGCTCCGGTTACGAATGGCAGGATATCGGTGGGTTCCATAATCCCCTCGTGACAAGGTCCAGATCAGAGGGTAGTGACGGTGAGCTTTCCTCCGGGTTCTGTCTGGAATCCTAGTGGTGTTCCGCTTGTGGCCCCGGAAACAACCAGGTTTCCCGAAGCCGAGAATGTCGCGGTGCCCTCAATGAGCGCGCCGCCCTCGGTTCCGTTCCCGCATCCCGAGTTCTGCATTCCCGTGTTGGAGCCGATAGCAGTCTGGCTCCTAGACACGATCGGGGAGTTGTTCTGGAGGTACGTGATCTTTGCCCGGAACGCCGCAGTTGCGGGACCGCTCATGGTCAGGTACGCGTCCTGAGTGCTCTTGCCCACATACGGCACGAACGCCCGGAACTCTACCGACTGCCCCGCAGCTACCGCAATGGAAAGTCCGGTTATGGCATTCTGAGATGTACCGGTTATGTTCTGGCTTCCGGTCGTGGTCGCCACCTGCACAACCGGAATGTAGTTCCAGGCCGAGCCATTCCAGATCATGATCGAGTTGCTTGACGTCTCGACACCGATAGCAGGCTTGGCGGGGGTGGGCCGCGAAGTCGCGGTGAATATGTACACCGGAGTCCCGGCGAACTGCCGCGCGTCGATAAGCGCGGTGAGCGAGCTATCGGAGTTGGACTGCCACTGCGCTAGAAGGATGTCCTGGTACCGTGTCGTTGACAGGATCGCCGGGGACGCCGGGGTTGCCGAAGGGGTGCCGGTTATCACCACTGGCTGAACGACCGTCGCGGCGGTCGTGGCCTGCCGGTCTAGCCGCAGCACTAGCTTGTCTATCCGGTTGCTCCCGGACGCGGCAGGGATGGCCGTGGAAACGCTTGCGTCCGCTCCCCACAACTGCCCGCGTATGACCGCGTACCCGGCCGCAGCGACCGCCGTGCGCGCTCCCGAGTTGAGCGTTACCTTGAGGTCGCCCGCGCTCGGCTGCGATGCCACGCCGTCAGCGATGCCCATAGTGAGCATCAGTTCTTCCCACTGCGCGATGGTCGTGAGTTGCTGGTACGAGTTGGGCATCGCGTTCTGGACAGTCATCGGTTATCCAATCCTCGCATTCAGAAGCCGTTCCAGTCTCCGGACGCGCTTGGCTAGCTGTGTTGTCACAGAGGTTGAGGTATTTCCCGCGTCCGAGGATACGCCTATCGTCGGTGTTACGGTCACGGGCGGGTCTTGTGTGCCGTCCATCATGAAATCTACCTGACTCACGATGTCTGAATACCGGTCACCCGATGCAATCTCCACCGTTACCTGGTCACCAAGGTAATAGTCGGTGCCGAACTGGAGCTTAGGGATGTCCTGCGCACTCATTGAGAGCGTTGGTGTTAGTACGCCCTGCTGGATTTCCTGTGTACCGGCCTGTGTATTCTGCGTGGCGTCCGTAGAACTGGTCTGATCGACTAGCGTCTCGATTTTTGTCCACGGGTTGGCCGTTCCGTCGCCCGTAACCAGGATCGGAGTGGCTGTGCCGAGCACGCAGGCATCGGTAACGGTCGGGTCGGCTATCGAGAGCCCAACCGAGGTCAGGTTTCCCAGTTCTTTCGAGAAAAACGCGAGCTTGGACAGGTCTTGCGGCTCGTAAACGTCGAAAGTGATCCCGCCGCCGCCAGAATTAAGCGTAACCTCGGCTCCCATCGGCCCTCCGGTCGCCACGAGGTTCCGGATGATGTCGAACAGTGCCAGATCGACGCCTGCCGCGAACTTCACGTTGTAGGAGACGACTGCGGAGCCGCGTGCGAGATCGGTGGCGACGGTCAGCAGCGGGAAACGCCGGTCGGTGGCTGCGGAAGATCCGAGATTGTTATTCACGTAGTGCTTGATCGCCGTCTCGCACGCTACAGCGGCAACCGCGTCGGCTGCCGCGTACGTTTGCGATCCCCAGTCGTCGGCAGGGATCGGGAATGCGATCCGGTTGGCGATGATCGCCTCTAGCGTGGCACCTCCGAGCACGATCTGGGTTCCCACCGTGAACACAGCGGCCGAGTTGACACCGGGTACCGAGTCCTGATACCCGGGCGTCTCGCACTTGCCGCCGAAGCTGACTTGTCCGCCCCAGTTGAACCAGACCACGAACCCCTCGTCGGCCATGCAGTCTTTCATGATCTGCCAGATATAATCGCTGTACTTGAATCCGCACGCCCACGAGCCGACCTGGTTGTAATAGATCGTCGCGCTCATCGTTTCGAGCGGCAGCACGCACTGAGCGGTGAGCGTCTCGCAGTCGTACAGTGTCGCGGTGATGTCACCGGCTAGACCCGAACCGATCGGGGATATCATGCTCTCCCCCAGCGACGCGTCATGAGCAGTTCAACCTCTGTCCCGGTACCGCCGCTGCTGACTGCCACGTCCACGTCGTTGTCGCCGGGAACCAGAGCCCATAGGTCGGCCGGGGTGGTAGCCGTTATCTTGTCCCACCAGTTGGTTCCGTCTCCGAGCGTGGCGCTTTGCTGCCCCGGAAGTGTCACCACGGTAAGCACGTCGGTGTCTCCGAGCGCATCGGAGAGCCCCCACGACTTTCCAGTCGTGTTGTTGGTCATCACAGGCGTTCCGGGTCCGGTGATTACCCAGGTCGGGTACGAATCCTCGGTCCCAGAGTTGGTTACCGTGACGTCGCCTAGATCGGTGGCTCCCTGCAATGCGATCGGCAGGATAGGCAGGATGCCTACCTGGTTAGAGAACACGATGTTGTCCGCGTAGAGCTTGAGCGACGATGCTGGAGTCGTGAACATTCCGTAAAAGAACGACACAAAACCGACCGAGCCATCGGCAGGCACGTCGTAGGTGTAGGTCTTGGTCGTCTTGGTGGTCGCCGCGAGGGTGAACGTGGCAGCGTCCCCGGCCGTCACGAACGTAACGCCGTCCGGTGCGTACGCGTTGAATCCGTAACCGGTGTCTGGGCATGAGGCCGACGCGTCAAAGTCCACCGAGACGGAGATGTGCTGACCCGGAGCTACCGCCATGAGCGGGCCGAAGGCTTGCGGGTCCGCGTGCGTGCCGTCTCCGGTGAGCTTGAGCGAATGCGTGCCTGTGCTCGCGAAGTCGGTTGACTGCGCGACCGCCGCGCCTGTTCCGCCCGCCTGGTATCCGTCTACGCCGTCCTCGAAATCAATAGTTTCCAGAACGACAGTTGTCGCCGCACTTTCAAAAAGGAAGTTCTCGGATACCAGGTCGTAAAAAAACGGGTCCATGGCTTGCAGGGTGATCACGTACGTCGTGAACAGCAGTCCGGAAATATCGGTCGAGTCGTTAGGCTGGTCTACCCCGGCTGTCACATACGCGGTTACCTGCCGCTGCGAGCCGTCCGGTCGCTGCACGATGAGCGTTCCCGGACTAGGCTGGAGATCCCGGATCGTGGTGAACGCCCGCGTGAACGCGTCAAGGAAATTCAGGTAATCTGTCTGGCCTACCGCGCCGTCAACCGACATCACGAACACGGTGAGGATGATCTGCCGTAGCTGGTAGTTGAGAATCTGCGCGATAGCACCGCCTTGCACGAGCGGAACCGACGTCATCTGTACCGGGATACCCGAGAGTCCCGTGATGTCCTCGCAGATAAACCCCTCGGCCATGTCGAGATCCGAAAGGAACCAGCTATTGCCGTCCGGGTCGATCCACGTCATTTGCAGCCGTTGCGCGGCCGGGACAACGGCAATCGGAGTTGGCGTTATTACCGGTGGAGGCGTCGGAGATATTGACCCGCGTTGCTTGAGAAGTGGCATCTACTGTCGCCTCCCTACCCTGTTCCTGGCAGCATTCGCCATGTCCATAGCGCGGAATGCATTCTGTATCCTCGCCTCGAATACTGAATCTGGCATTGTGAAGTAAGCGTTGTAAGTTGAACTCGCTCCCCCGCCGCCAATGGCGCGTTCGAGCGAGTTCCACTGTGATCCCGAGAATACCGGTTCCGGCGCTCCGGTGCCATTGAGAAGCAGGCTCGCGCCCGGAGGTGCCCACCCGCCCGCGTCGTACCATCCTGCGGACACCTCATGCGCCCACGCACCGGCCGGTGAGCCGTACCGGCCACGGATGTACCCGAGTCCCCACCGCTCCTGCGTAACCGGGTCAGTGAGCCAGTCAGCACCGGCAGAGGCCATCTTGTCGGCAGGAAGACTTTGCGGGATTCCGTACGCGCCCGAGGACGGGTTACGGGCGAACTGGTTCCACCCGCTCTCCCGGTTCCACAGCGCGGTCAGGTAGGGCATCTGGGATGCGACCGACCACCCGAACAGCGGCAGCAGTGCACGGGCAACGGCCTGGTTGGCGGCTGCGCTTCCGCCGTGCGCCGAGAGATCCCCGCCTGGCAGCGAGATCGCGGTTCCAGCAGTGATCGCATTCGCGAGCGCTTCCGAGTCGATCGTGACGTTGGCCGGGTAGTTGGTGGAAACGGAACTGGAAACCCCGGAAACTGCATTGCCCGAATAGCTCACGAGTCCGCCAGCAGCGAATCCGGGAATGCTGCCGCGCAAGTGATCAACTGCTCCCGCGTTCACCATGGCTGTCGGCACGACAACCTCGCCAGGCATCGCGCGCAGCAATACCGAATCCTGGCCCGGTATCCCTCCGGTCACGTACCGTCCGGCAGCGGACGGAAGCTCACCGAACGGGAGCTTGGTCCCGAGCGGTCCCGAGATCCCCGGACCCGTAACAGACCAGGTACCGTGACCCGACACGGAGACGGCTACCTTCTCGGTCGGCGGGATCTTTTTGATGATGTCGATCAGGTCATCGATCTCACCACGGAGGTTCTTGTTCTTGGATGCCAGTTGCTCCAGGAAAGGAATTGACTGGTTAAGGACTTGCAGGTCGTGCTTCCGCTGCGCGCCCGTCGCGTTGATCGTGTCAGAGGCTAGCGTGTTGACGTCCCCGATATAGGTCTTGAATGAGGAGAACGAATCCCGCTGTGCCTGCGTCACGTCGCCAATGCGCCCGTGCGAATTGACAAGCTGTGTGTTCAGCGATACCAGGTCGTTTTTCATGTTGACGACCGCATCCTCAGCATTGAGGTTAGGTGCGATCATCCGGTTGAACGCGTCGGTTAGCGCGTTGACCTGGTTTGTGGCGCCGAGTGCCGTGTTCTCGATCGCCTGGAGATCCTTGGCGAACAGGTTCGTCGGCTCGTGCGCCTGCTGTTGTTCCTGGACGAATGCGGCGATCTTGGTCTGCATTCCCTGCGCCGCGTCTCCGCCCTCTTTGAACGCGTCGGCCGCGCCCTTCTGAGTGGACGCTAGCTGGATCGCCTGCGTTGAGGTCAGCCCGTACTTGACCTGTAGCGTGGTCAGGTTAGCCTGGAGATTGTTGCCCTGCGTGAGCACCTTCTGCTCGGCGGCTGTCAGGTCGTTTAGCGTCCCGGTGTAATACTGGGTGACACGCGCCTGCGCGAGCGGAGCCGATGCGATCTCGCCGGTACCGGCTACCTCCTGGCTCTTGTTGAGCGCGGCCTGCTTCTGCCTAGCCTGGTCCAAAGCGTACGCCAGAGCCCAGTAACCTTGCACGTTAAATCCGGTTGCCTGGTACTGCTTGGAAAGCGCGCTAACCGTGTCGTTGACGGTCGTGTCGGCGTAGTGGCCCTGGAAGATAATGAGTCCCGCTATGGCGGCGGTGAGGCCGACTACCCACCCGATAGGCGAGATGGCCTCTAGCACGCCCGTAGCGATAGCGAGAGCGCGCTCCGAGACCGTGAGGCCATCCACTGCCACCGCCGCGCCTGCGGCGCTCACAGCGAATCCTGCGGCTGCGGCGCTGCCCTGGCCCTCCGCCACGGCTGCCGCAAGGGTGGTCACCGTGAACGTCCGCAATCCAGTGATCGCACCGCCGATCCACGAGAACGCACTGAGTATCTGGAGATCCTTGAGCGCGGACAGCGGTTTGTACAGCGCGATCGTCAAGACCAGAATGTCGTCAAGCCACGGCGCATTCTTGGACACCACGGCGAGCAGGTTGGCGAACCACGCAACCGCATGCAGCAACTGGAGCGATAGCGGCTGCATTGCCTCGGTGAGCGAAAAGAACGTGTGGATCAGGGAAACGACTACTTCCCCGATCTCGTGAATGTCCGGCCCTAGGTTCTGTGCGACAAACTGGAAGAATTGCTGTGCTTGCGAATCGGACAGTCCCGCGCCGATCTGTGAGAGCAGTCCCGCGATAGCTCCGCCCGCTGCCTTGGCTAGCGGGATCACTTCTGGGAGGATCTCGTCAATGTCGGTGAGCGCCGCACCGAACACCTGCAATAGCTCCGGCTGGAGCGAAAGGGAGAGGGTTTTGAATTCCTTCTCCAGATCGATGATCTCCGTCGCCATGAGTTTCTGGTCCTGCGTGAGCGCATTCCATGCCTGTCCAGCCTTGGCAGATCCGGTAGACATGTCTTGCAGGTACTTCACGACTCCGGACAGAGCCGGTGCCGCGAGCGCCGAGAACGCACCGACGCCAATGCCCGCCACCGCGAACGCCGGGGCAATTGCCACAGCGCCCGCGATGAGCGAGACTAGCCACGAGCGAACGGTACTGGCGTTGTGAACGTCAACGTCCACGTCCACCTTTTTGCCGTTTAGCTCGTCTGCCTTCCGCTTGGTGTCATCCAGAGCGAAGTCGGCAGCCGCGTTATCTACCCCGACGCGCAGCCTTACATCGTTGAGTTTCTCGTTGATCCGTGCGGCGAGAATATCACCAGTCTCGGAACCGATCGTGTCGGCATCTTTGAGCAGGGAATCCCGGAGCTTGTCGGCAAAGGTCTCTGCCGATGGCACGACAGAGACCGCTACCGAGCCGATCAGGATGCGATCAGCCATCGTCGCCCCTCGCTCTCCGCTCCATGCGCTGTCGCGCTTGATCCACACGGCGTGACGCCAGGTCTGTAGCTGCCTGGCGCCGCATTCTCGGGTCTAGCATCATTCTTTGCTGCATCGTGAGCTTCGGCTGCCGCTTCCGCAGTCCCGGCCGCCGTATCCGGTCAGGAGGTGAGTGCCGCGTTCCCTTCGGCGAGTGCGACATGAGGTACATGTGCTGCATGCTCCTCATCTCGTCAACTAGCAACGCGATTAGCATCTCCAGTTGTGACCACGGACCCTCCGCCGGATCGCCCGTCGCCGTGCTCTCCTCAACATCTCCGCGCTCCACTGCGCGCTGCCGCTTGACCCGGAGTCCAGTCATCGTTGCTGACTCCGGTGGCAGGTATTCCAGAAGGTTGGCGAACTTCCGCCAGGTCAGCTTGCTATCCGGCCGGTACAGGTCGTCTAGGTCAAGCTGGTAGTACCTCTGAAAGTCTGCGCTTAGCGCTTTCGCCTGCGTTGAGAGGATCGAGACGAGCGACTGGATTTTCCCAATCCGCCCGCCAGCCCAGCATGCAGGGTGATGCTCTGCACTACCTTTTGGATCTGGTAGTTCTTGATGTCGGATGAGGCCCAGTGCCGGAAGTCGTCTTCCGACAATACTCCCTTTGCCCAGCCGGTGAAGTCTCCCATGGACATCATCCGGGAATAGATGTACTCCCAGCTATCCATGTGCGGGAAGACGAGCACCTTGCCGTTGATCTTCATCCGGAGGGGTCGGCCGATGTCAGCCCTGAGAGCCGCGTCCTGCTCGTCAAGATCAACATCGACCTCTTCCTCGTCCTCGTCCTCTTCTACCTCTTCGGCCTGACGATCTTTCGTCTCGGCCTGAATCCGCGCTCTTTCGGCGGACTGCTTTTCTGCATCTGCCATTTCGGCCTCCTCGCCAGTCCCGTTACGGGACCATTTACAGCGCTATTGCAGCGCTTTCCTTAGACCGCTACGGCCGCCTGTCAGCTAAAGAAAGCGGACAGGTCCAGCGAGCCGTAGTTGATGTACCGCTGCAACGCGGTACGCCCGGAACCGACGGTTGCCGGGTAGAACTGGAGGGTCATCTGGAGTGACGTCGCGTCCGCCTGCTGCACCTGGTCATTGCCACGGTCGGTGACCTTGCCGTTGGGCGCGAAGAGGCGGATGAGCTTGTCGTTGTCAACTCCGTCGAACACGAAGCAGTACCGGTTGTCCGAGGGGACCTCCGGCATCTGGTAGATCGCGATCTCGTCGGTCGGCTCCAGCAGGGAGATGTCCACGTCGTCATACAGCGCGCGGACGGCCGGGTTCATGTCCTCCAGATAGGTTGCCTGGAGGGTCTTCGGCGCTCCGGTAGTAATGGTACGGATCGGGTCGAGTGTCCCGGCCGCGTTGATGTCCTTGAGCGCTTCGGCCAGCTTGTAGATATAGCCGGACGTGTCCAGCCATCCCAGGCAGACCCACGGCGTTTCCAGGGTCTCGAATCCGGTTGGCGCGTCGGTGCCGAGTGCGGCGTAGTAGCCCACAACATCTCCGCCAGCAAAGACGTTATCGGCGTTCCTTGTGTCTGTCATCGTCCTCTCCGTTTTCAGAGATGCGTGTGCAACTCGTAAGTCGCGCTGTATCTAACTAGATCCTGGTTTATGTCCGGAAGCCATGACGGCCCCTTGACACAGGAAGCCATTTGAACGACTCCCTGATCCGTAACCAGGTTTCGGATTCCCGCCATCATTCCCTGAATGAACGTAGAGCACGAAGACGACTCCGCGTAGGACGGTGCCAGTACATCGATGTCCACGATCGGACGGTCAGTGAACCTGTTTCGGTTCGCGCCCGACGCCCGCGTTACGCGAACGGTCGTTACCGGAAACGTCTCCGGGAAATCCTGGCACACCCGGTAGCCGTCTCCCTCGCCCATACCCTCTACGGGGCGCAGCGCGGGAAGCTGTGTGTCTAGCCACCCGATGAGGAGTAGCTCTACATCCGGGAATCCCTTGAGACCGGGAGACGGCGCAGGGTTAGTCACGGGTAGCCTCCACCGCATTCATCAGCGTATGGTGCCCCCGCTGCCTGCTCGTGCCTTTCTCCACGATGAGCGCTTCTGGGGCATCGTTGTACACGAGACCCTCCGCGCGATCGTGCTTGAATCCGCCCTTATCCGTTGCACTGGTACCGAACGACCGGGCGTAGCGTCCGGAATGCGGGTCACGCCGGGGGTTGCCGACAGGGGCCGCTGCCTCTGCCGCTTCCTTGATCAGATCCACGCGCCGCTTCATCTCTTCAACCATGAATGGAGAGCGCAGCATTTCGCCTATGCCCTCGTAAGAGAAGCTCACCCGTGAGCGGAATGCCCCGGCCATATCAGTCTCCGTCCGATCCGCTTGAGGTATGAGCCGAGCCGCCCGTAACCTCACGCAGATTGAGCATAACCGGTGTCGTGAGGCTCGTGAACGGTGAGGTCCACTGTGACGGGTCACCGGTTACCTGGTAAGTGTGCCCGGAATACAGAATCCGGTCTAGCGGAGTAGGCGTTACGCCGTCTGGAGGAACGAGGTAGAGCTTGGCATTCCCGATGATCTCCTCTGCACCTTGCGTGCTTTCCGAAGTCTGCTCGGGAACCCATACACAGTTGTTCACCGTGTAATTCACAGCCTCATAGGTGTCATTGCCGCGATCGTCCGGCTTACCGACCGTTACGGCCTGGTAAGTTACGGTTACCCCGCCTGCGAACGACACCATTGCGGCTTACCTCAGTTCCACAAATGACGTTGCCTGGCTTTCCCGGAAGTCCCGGAGAATTTCCTTGTCCGACTGAGTGATCGCCACGAGCACACCGCCGCCACCGCGTTCCAGCCGGTAGCTGTACGGGCCGATCGTCTCACCGATGAGACCGGAAGCCATTGTCGGAGCCTGCAATACTGCCAGAGCCGCGTTGGCCACTACCATGACTACTTCATCCGGTACATCGTGGAATCCGTGGTTGTAGGTAACCTGGAAAGTCCGGTACAGGTCGGTGTACTCCCACCAGGCTTCCGGAAGGTTGAGGATCGAGTGGGAGCCGGGATCGATCCGGACAGAATCTATCTGGTCGAATACGAACCACGGCAGGTTGATGTCGGGCAGTCCCTCTCCGCTGCTGCCCTTGGCCACGACGGCGGTAACCGCGTCGATCGGCTTGCCCGGCAGCTTGATCTCGGAGTCGTGCATATGCACGTTGACGACATCACCAGTGTGGTAAAGGAAGTCCTTTTTGCAGTAGCGCCGGACCTGCACCGACGCATCACGCAAAAGAGACTCGGCCCGCACCGCCTGGGAAGCGGAGAGCGGCGCACCGAGCCTTGCAACGATGTCGTCGGTGGATGCCAATGGTGGCAGCGGAGCCATTCGCCCTCCTCCCCTGCTCTAGGCTGCGGCCCCGCTCCCCCGGCGAAGTGAAGGGAGCGGGGCCTGCCGTGGGGAGGGGTTAGCTGGCGGTCGCGTAACCGGAGGTCGCGATAGCGCCGAACGGCCAGCGCATCGTGGTGTCCCCGGCACCGTCGATCGAGTCGGACGGCTGCATGATCGTGACCGGGTTCGCAGTCGCGTACGCGAGACGCATGACCAGCCGCATCGCAACCGCGTCCTGCTGCATCAGGTTCATGACCACGTTGCCCGAGTCGTCGGAGATGACGGCCTGGTCGAACAGCTTGAAAGACATGTCCTGGCGCATGCCGATGATGGCCTTGGAGAAGTCCCCGGCCAGAAGCTGCGCCTTGCCCGCGTCCCACGAGCCGTTGTCCACCATGGACAGCTTGAAGCCGTACAGCGCGCCGTTCGGCCCCTCGTTCATGTTCATCTGGAAGATCGGGATGCCCTGCTCCGACCGGATACCGGCCAGCTTCCAGTTGAGACCCGGACGCGCGACGAACCCGTTGACCGTGTAGCCGGTCTGAGACAGGTAGTCCCCGAGCGCAGTCACGGACTGGCCGAAGTCGGTCGCGACCTCGGTCGTGCCGCCACCGTCGTCCAGGTAGCCGTCGGTCACGATGTTGCCGGATGCCTCGACGCCCGAGAAGATGTCCGTGCCCCACGTGCTGGGCTTGTTCTGACCCCAGAACACGGCCTTGTCGATCATCTGGCCCGCAGCCTCAGCCATCCTCGGCCGGATCTCGTCCCACAGCGGAACGTCGGCGTCGTCCAGGTAAGCCTCGGGGATCGGGATGATGGTCGCCAGTTCCTCGACCACCATGAAAACGTTCTTCCACGCGGCCTGCGAGGTCTGCTTGAGGCCGGTGTCGCCGTTCACCCAGTACGAGACGGGCAGAACGTCCAGGACCGGCATGCGCCAGGTCTTGGACGACAGCGGGACCGACTTGAGCATGGTGAGTGCCGCGCTGTACTTCGGCATCTCCTGGATGATCTCGGCGCTCAGCGGCTCCGGGACCAGTGAGTCAGATCCGCCCGATGTACGGGAGACCTGCTGATTGTAAACGCCAGCCATTACTGGCTACCCCTTTCCGTAGGCAGTCGGCAAGACCGGCTGCGCTGGTTACCTACGACCGATCATGTCCCGGAACGCGTCGTTGCCGGAGAACGTCCCAGTTTGACCGGTCGGTGTCCCGCCCGGCCGAAGAGATTCGATCGGCCTGTTCCCTCTCGGGAAGCCGTTGCCCCGGATACCAGGGAGCCCGTTACTGCCCGTCATCTCCTGCACCTTGGCGTTGACCGCCTCAGTGATCGCATTCGACAGAGTTTCGGCGCGAGCACCGATCTCATCTTCGGTCCCGGAACCCAGGAAGTCGATGAACTCGGGTCCGAGGTTGTGCCCTGCCGCCGCCAGTAGCCGGTGCGACTGCGCCTGCGCCTCGCGAGCGTCCATCTGTGCCCGCGTAGCCGCTTCCTGCGCCCGCTGCAATTCGGACTTCTGAGCGTCCTCCATGTCCTGGAGCTTTTTGACCGCAGCGTTACCGGCCTTAGCGCGCTTTTCCTGCTCTCGCGCGGCTAGCTGTAGCTGCCGTGACCGGGCACGCTCGTTCTCCAGCTGCTGCTCGATCGAAAGACCCGCGTTCGGGTCGGCTGTACCAGTGCCGTTGTCGTTCCCGGACTGGTTGTCCGAACCGGAGTTGTCGCCAAGCAGCGCGCCAAGTGCCGCGTTGCCGTCGAATGCATCTCCGCCACCGTCGCCGGTACCTGCGGAACTTCCGGAACCTCCGTTAGTTCCGCCCTGGTTACCTTGCGGGTCTTGCGCTCCTGCGCCAACGCCAGGGTTACCCTGGTCACCGGCTCCTGTGTGAGACATCTTTGCCTGCCTTCTGCATTACGCTTATTGGCTGGAGGACACTATAGCGCACGCTAGCCCGTTCCGGGCACCGTGCCTGCGGAAAAGCTACTTTGAGCCGCTCGCGGTAACCGTTTTCGTGGAACCGTCGGAACTCCAGTTGTCTGGAATCATCGACGTGAACCCGAGCCGCTTCGCTTCCTTCATGATGAACTTGCGGATCGTGTTGTGATTACCGCTGCCCCTGCCCACTGCCAAGATGGCATTGTGCAAGTCCTGCCGGTTGCGGATGTAGTAGCGGGGATTTCCCCCGGGCTGAGCCGGTGCCATCGCATGGCCCTGACTCTTGAGGGTACGCAACTGATCCGCAGTTGGATTGGCCATGTCTCACCTCCCTATTGGCCTAGTTGGAGACTTCCCTTATTGTCCCAGTACTTCCGCCATGCCTTAATGGCGGCTTTGCCCGAGAGACCGCGCGTTGCGCGCTGCCATTCCTGGGCCAAGTCCTTGCTGGTTAGGGATTTTACATCCTGCTTGCGGAAAACGGGAGCCGCAGTGCACGCGCAGTGATTATGCGCCTCGAAACCAGCCGACTGAGCAGTTTTGTAGACCGCTCCACGAGATGCCAGCATCGCGCAGAAGTAGCACGGGTTACCGGAGGTGATCCGGGCCCACGCAATGGCCTTCGGATCGGCCTTAACCGTGTCCAGGACAACGCCACGGCCTGCCGACAGGGCCATCCGGCTCATCGCGCCTGCCAGATTGACTCCTCCGCGCTGGAATGCCTGCTGTAGCGGCTGACCCTGCTTGATGTCGTGCAGTAGCCGCCCCGGACCCGTCATGTCGAGTACCTGACTAGCTACCGGGAGGTTTAGCGCGGGGGAAGTATTGTCAAATCGTGGCAGATCCTGGGTAATTCCGGCAAGCTCGCGCGACATTGTGTAGAAATCCTGCGCCGACAGTGCCGACTGGCGGAAAGCTGACTGCAATTCGGCCATCATCGCGGCGCGAACGGCAGGCCAGGACGATTTGATCTTGGAAAGATCGAGATGACCCCAAAGTCCGAGCACGTCACGCACGAGGATGGCAGCCAAAACGGCCTCAGCGAGCCGGTGAGACGTCGCGGCTTGGGAGGCTATACCCGTGGTAGCCCCGGCCGAGATCGCCCCGCTGTGAGGATTTGAGAGCCTTACAGGGACAGTCACCTCCGACCTGCACCTTTACCCCGGCCCAGACGCGATACGCGGATAAGCGTGTACTTATCTGCTTTACCGCCCGGACGCGGCGTCTTGACCTGCGAGCTTCCAGGTCCGGGTTCCGGGATGAGCGGATCGGTGTCTTCCGATCTCTTGACGTACTGGTCGTACACGCCGCCTGCCATCGTCACACTCCCTGCTCGCGCGCCTCGTACTGCTGGTATGAACCGGACGCCGGGGTCTGCTGCGGAGTCGTGCTTTGCAGTCCCTTGCTCTGTGCCTTCTCGATGAGGTCGGCCAGTTCCTCAAGCACGCCGGGCTGAGCGAGCGAAGCCTTCCAGCGTGCCACATCCTGAGCGGAGACGCCGGGAATGCGGGACCAAAGCTCGGGGGCGGGAACGCCTAGCATCTGGCTCATCTTGCTGAGCGCATCCACCGTCGCGGCGAACGCGCGTGCGGAGGTGTCGCGCCATATCGGCTGAGCGCCGTTGTCCTTCGCGCTCTTGTCGTCACCTGCCGCGTGTGAGGCCAACTGGAAAGACTGCTTCCACGGCTCGTCTAGCGTGCCCTGTAGCTCCTGCACCTTGCGGTCCAGTCCGTCACGCGCTGCCGCGAGCGCTTCCGCCGACAGGTTGGCTACAAGTCCCAGGAGGTGGTACGGGGGAACTTGCCCGATAGTGGACATGTGCCGGATCGAGGCTTCTATCGAGTTGAGGTAGTCGCCTAGCTCGGTCTGCGAGAACTCACCGAACTTGGTTCCCGGGTCTTCCGCCATCCAGAGCCGGTCGATACCTGCGCGGAACGGCTCTTTGGCACGGCCGGTTTCGTCGGTCGGGTCGAATCCGGAAACCCACCGCTGCCGGAACGCGCCGAACTGCTCCGCGATGAGCAGGTCGAACGTGGTCATGTTGATCTGATCCTGCAACGGCATGAGCGGCTCTACCTCGCCCATCACGTCTAGCTCGCCGTCTAGGTCGATCTCGTGCTGGAACCTGACGATCGGGCAGACCCCGAGACCGTGCTCGTCCACCCGGCTCGCGCCGTACGGCAGGATGTCATCGGAGTTCGGCCACCGTGGCGCGCGTCCCTGGTCTTCTGCGATCATCGTGTACCGGTTGGTGTCGTCGTAAAGCTGGATCACCCGGAACTTTCCCTTGGTCGTGTTCATCGGGAACTCTTCCAGAGCGTAAATCGGCCACTCGTCGTCCGACTCGTCCGCATAGAAAGCGGTGAGCCGCTTGGGACTGACTGGCTTCATGACCGCTGACAACTGTTCCGCGTCCGGCTGTGACCCGGCCGTCTCCTCGTTGAACATCTCGGCTGGCAGGATCTTCATATAGCTCAGCCCGTACTTCATGACCGACCGGTACAGGCCGTGCTGCCGCGACATCATCCGGTTGGCCAGGAAGATCTTCCAGGGTGCCGAAGTCGTCTCCTCGGTCGTGTCGTCAAACAGGAGGTCGGTGGGGATCACCACGGTTGCACCGGGCGTTCCCTGCTGAGCCGGAACCTGCGGAACCTGCGGAACCGAGGTCTGGTCTAGTGACACGCCGGGGTGATTCGCGAGTGCTTGCGCTCCGGGGTCGGTGGGCGCCACGGCTGGCGGAGCGGGCATTCCCGGAGTCGGCGCATTCGGGGGTTGTCCTGGTGGCGGCGGTGCGGTTCCGGGAGTTCCGGGGGTTCCGTCCACGTTGACACGGATGTTCTTGGGCATCGGCCCCGGACTCATCCGGTAGCCGTCAAGGTGCAGGTTCTCGGCAATGACCGAGACTACCAGCGGCAGGAAGTTGACCTTTGCCCTGTCGCGAATCCAGTTGTACTCGGTCTTCGCACCTCGCGGCGTGTACACCGAGTCGTGGTGTCCCTTGTAGTACCGGTTGATCTTGTTCATCCGGTGAAGCTCGCGTTGCCGGTAACGCAGGATACTCGCCGCAACCTGGGGCACTTGATCCTGGGGTAGCGTTGCCATTCCCTCTCCTACTCAAAGCTCCAGAGTCGGCGTCCGACTTTTTCCTTTTGCTGTCCTGGCAGTTCTAGGTCACCAGCGAGGTACAGACGCCGGACGAGCCGGGCGCCGATCATGGCCACGCAAGCGTCAATCTTTTTCGGTGAGTCTGGCGACTCTTTGCTAATGCTCACTCCCCACCGGTTCGGAGAACGCCGCGAATTGATCACATGCCGTGCCAGTCGCGAGTCGCCGTCGTGCTGGAATGACTTGTCCTCCACGATCTCATTGAGCGTTAGCTCGGTAGCCATCGTGAAGTCGTAAACGTGTGTCCGCATATCCCAGGCGATCGGGAGTTTTTCCTTTCCTCCCGGTACTGCCCAGATCTTTAGCCGTTCGGCATATCGCTGCGGCCAGGTTGTCCGCGCGAACGACTCCCATTCCCTGACGTCCGCAAAGAACCCGACCGGTGTCCACTTGTTGAACGCGAACTCTACCGCAGCGTCAATCTCATTGACCGGTACCGGCACTACTTCCTTGGTTCCGTCGCGAAGTTTCTGCGGAGCCCAGATGTCAATGGTGAAGACGAACCCGGAATCGATGTGACACCCGATGAGAGCGGTGTTGTCCTGGGTTCGTGAGCCGTCAAAGAACAGGGCGATCTCGTCGCCGTCCGGAATCTTGAAATCTGGACAGGCAAGCTGTGACCATTCCTGCGGCTGTACCCACGCGCGGGCAGAACTGCGCGGCTGATTGAGGTAGAAGCGCCGTGACACCTCTGGCTTGGTGCGTGCGCTGAGAATTTTGCCTTTGGTGTTCCGCTGGTCTACCCAGAAGCAATCGTCATAGACGAATGCGAGTGCCTTCTCGATACTTAGCTCGCTAGTCAGGTCTGTTTCCGGCGGTGCAATGCGAGCATCGTACAGAATCTGCAACTCAGAGAGCGTCTGGCCCTCTTCCTGCGCTACCCAGGCGTCGTAGGTTAGCTCCGCGACCGATTCCGCACCAGGTTCCCATGCGTTGCACGTCTCGACCGCCCGGCTTGCCGTCTTGCCGAGGTTACGGTCCATGACTTCTGCCAGATCGTGCCCTCCGTTGACCCGGTTCCAGTGCTCGGTCTCGTCCATCACCGCGAAAGTGGTCAGCGCGCCCTCTTCGGCAGAGGCCGACGAGGTGATGACGCGCAATTCACCACCAGAATCGTCATACATCACCGTTTTGCCGACGTCGATGTTGTATTTCTGGACCATGCGGCTCTTTTTAGTCGCGAGCGCGCGTACCATCCGCATTGTGTTGGCGGTCTGGGACTCTGCTGTGGCCGCAATCTCGATCAATGGCATATCGACGCGTTTACCGACGCATCCGCCTGGTACTTTCTTGTCGAAATCCTTGAGTCGTACCGGCGCGCAGAATTCTATCCAGCAATGCGCGCCCGCATTCGGGGATTTGCCCGCGCCTTTTGCCAGTCTCCGCACGCCGTGGTCGAATATGAAGCGGCCATCCGGGTACACGGAGTACCACCAGAGGTACCAGCGCACCTGCGACTCCACGAACTGCCACCGCTGACCCGCTCGCGGGCCGTTCGGGTGCTTGAGCCACGAGCTTGCCCACCGGATCGCTTCCCACCCTAGGGTTAGTTCTGGAATTCCAGACGGAAGCGTGACAAGCCGGTCCATAGGTGCGACTGGCGGCCGGGTATGAACCGTGTTGCTCACGGAACGGCCTTAAGCTTGGTGTACCAGTTATCGGCTTCCTCGTCACCGGCCGATTCGTCCGGGTCGGCAGTGCCCGCAGCGCGGTCTAGCTCTATCTGGACCCTGCGTCGTGACGACTCGGTGCACAAGAGATCGCCGCACGCCTGCACCACTACCGCCGCGAGCCCCGCAGTCGGGTGCCGGATCGTCTCCATCATCAGACGGCCGACATAAACCGCAGTCGCCCAGTCCGAATCCGCGAAATATATGGCCTGCCCTGACGTGCGGAGCGCGTCGTACCACTCACGAGCGAATCCATCGAGCCATTCCGGTGCCTCTGGTCCGCATATGTCTTCGGTTGCATTAGGAACGTGGTCAACTCCGGAGTCCCATCCACCGGCCCTATTGGGATTTCCTAGATGCTGATCACTTCGTTTCTTTTGGGCAGGCATTACGCCCATCCTTTCCCGCTATTACAGCGGCTCCAAACTGTAAACGCCCGCCCAGAGTCTATCTCGACTCCGAGCGGGCGTCTACTTCGCCCCTCCGCCTCTGTGCTGGGCTCAGCTAGAGGCGGGCTGGGCGTCCGGCGTGCCGCTGGCAGCGGTCGGGTCCGAGCCGGACCCGTCCGTGCTCCCGGCTCCGCCGTCACTCGTGACGTCCCCACTGTCCCCGGCGTCCGTGCTGCCGTCCGTCGGGGTCGTGCTGCCGTCCGTGCCGTCGTCGCCACCGCTGGCGGGAGCGGCAGGCGGAACGAGACCGGCGGCCGACGCGGCGGCGGCGGACAGGCCCGACGCCACGCTGTCCAGGCTGGACACGGCCGACTGCAACCCCGAGAGGTCGAGCGGCTGGCCGGTGGTCTGCTGCGCCTGAGCGGCGAGCGCGGCGTTGAGTTCGGTCTGGACCTGCGCCACGGCGGTTGCGAGTGTGCTCTCGTCGCCCTGCAACTGCGTTACCAGCGCGTTCAGGTCGTCCTGCTGGGTCATGATTGCCTCCTGGTTCCCGATGATCTGCTCCAGCATCCGGCGCACAGAGTGAAACCGGTTATGCTGGGACGGCTGCCATGCCATGTGGCTCCCTTCTGGCGCCGTGCGTGCAAGAGGAGAGCATATCACACGCCGCGCGGCATGCACGGACACTCGCAAAAGCCGGTAGTTCCGGTACTTCCGGAACTTCTGGGCGCAGTGAGACTGGTGGTCGCCAGTAGGAAGCTAGCCCAGTCTCAGACGCT